CAGATGGCCCCGACACCGCCGAAAAGCGGACCATCGGGCAGCTGTGGGAGAGGAAGACCGGCGGCAAGGGCGTGTTCGTCGTAGTCGAGAAGACCGTCGACGGCAGGGACATGCGGGCTCAGATGGTCAATACGCTCCAAGGCTCGACATGATGCGTGCTGTTCAGGCTGGCACATCGCGCAGTCTCTGCAACGGATTCGCATCGCTCGCAGGAAGCCCTGCCTCGGTCGGCGCCAATCACCGGCTTCTGCGCTAGAAGAGGCGAGGAAAAATATTCACGCTCTGAATGGCGGCGTGAATATTTTTGACACCCACCTCTTGGCCGTGCTATGCAGCTGCATCAGGCGGCAAGAGGTGGATCGAATTTGGACAGAGATGCAGCACTGCAGGCAGCCCGTGAAAGGTTCGAGGACCCACTTTGGACGCTCATAGGGCAGCTGGAAGCGACCTTGTCGGATCTCGGTCGGGTGAAGCACATCAACATTTCCGACCCGCGAGCGGTCGGCTCGGTGCTGAATAGCGCGCTGACCGATGCGGCATCTGCCGTGAACCTCTCCGATCACGGCTTGGAAGTTACACATGTCAATGACGGCCGGAGCAACAAAGTTACGGGTGTTGTGGATCTCGGTGGCGACGAACGAGCTGTCAGTTTTGAGCTTCATCTGTCCGGCCCCCGCGGCGGCACCTCGAAGTCATCGCATCAGTTCGCGAAATCTGACTTCTCTGTGTGCGACATTGAAGAGCAGCGATCACTCTTTCCCTACGACGTCGATGCGCCTGATCAGCTGCTGTTCTTTATTGCCTGCCACTTGAGTGGCACGGGAGTATCCGTCTCGAAAGTCTTCATAAAGTTCGCAGACGGAATAGATCAGAGAATGATCGAGATTCATCGCTCCGCACCGTCGGTGGCTGCTGGGGCTATGGATAGCGCGCCGGTAAATGAGCCAGCAGGCGCGAAGTTGACAATCAAGAGACCCAAGGGAGAAGAAACCGAAAATGGCAGCACGACCGATAAACGGGGGGATGCTGCTCCTAGCTCGAAATAGACGCCGGAAGACACAGACAGAATTAGCCGCCGAAACCGGGGTTGCGCAGGCCGCAATCTCCCGAATTGAGAACGGCACCCGGGACGCGCTCTCGCAGGAGGAAATCCAGTCGATTGCGCGTTTTTTGGGATTCCCTGTGAGCTTCTTCTATGAGCAAGAGCCGCTGTATAGGACGCCGTTGAGCCTCCATGGCGCTGCTTTCCGAAGAAAGGCAGCAGTGTCGAAAAGGGATCAGGAGGGGGTGGTGGCACTCGCCAACCATTATGTCCTCCATTTCCGAAAGCTTCTGGATGCCGTGGACTTGGAACCCGAGTTTCCGCTGCTGCAGTTCGAGGTGGTTAGCGATAAATCCAGCGTCAGCGACAACGCCAACGCCGTCACATCTGCTGGTGAGGCTGCTCAAAAGATCAGGGCATCCTGGCAACTTGGCGACGGACCGATTTCGAATCTTGTCCGCTTTGTTGAGGCGACTGGCATTCTTGTCGTGGAGGGAGACTTCGGCCAAGCCGACATCGACGGCGTCACCCTGCGTCCTCCTGGCATGAAGCCGGTGGTTGTGCTGAACCATGCGCGCCCTGCCGACCGTAAGCGATTCAGCCTCGCTCATGAATATGGCCATGTCGTCCTGCATGCCTTCCCCTACGATGCGATGGAAAAGGAGGCCAACGATTTTGCGGCGGAGCTGTTGATGCCAAAGACGGGCGTCCTGCCTGATCTGAAGCGTGGACTTTCCATTCCGCGACTCGGCCAGCTGAAGCAGAAGTGGCGGACAGCAATGTCGGCCCTGATCTACAGAGCCAAATCACTTGGCGTTATCACGGACGAGAACGCCACGGCGCTCTATAAAAAGATGAGCGCATTCGGGTACCGCACCCGGGAGCCGCATGAGTTCGACATTGCTCCGGAGACCGGCAAACTAGCTGCGCAGCTTTTGAACTTGCACATGAACGACCTCGGGTACAGTTTGGACGAACTGGCCGAAGGACTCCGGACTGATCCTGTGGAATTCGCGATAATGCATGGGCTCGCGGTTCCGGAAAGCAAGCTGAGGGTAAGGGAGAAGCCTAAGTTGCGCCTCGTGGCCAATCGCGACTAGCCGGTAATTGATCATTAACCTCGGCGCAGGCCTCCAAGCGCCGAGGGGTCTAGTTTAACGATTGAAAGTACCCGCGCTGAAGTGCCCATTCGAGCGGAAACGGGCCTGTGACTTTCGTGAGGGTCAGTTCTGGTCCATGCAGGCCGTCTAGGATCACCGCAATTATTTCGGGCGCTAGAAGTGTCAGGCGAAGCACACGGGTGAGGTAGGAAACCGCTACACCTTCTCGTTCAGCCAGCTCGGTGATGGTCATGAAGTCGCCGGTTTCCAGCATGCGTTTCCAGCGAAATGCCCGCGCCAGTGCTTTGATCAGCGTGTTGTCGGTCCTGCGCGTCTGCTCGGCCCCCTCGGGTAGCTGCATCTCCTTTCGCCCACCGCGCTTTATCAATGTGAGCGGGACGTGCAGGGTCACGGTATTTGGGATCGACGTGGCTCGGATCACGCCGCTTCTCCCATGTTTCCCGCCAGCATCTCGCACGCGAGGCCGCCAAGGCCATCGACGCGCAGCCGCACGTTCAGGCCCTCGGTTCCGATATCGACGCGCTCGACCAGCAGCGCCACGATACGCGCCTGCTCGGCGGGGAAGAGTTCGTCCCACAGCGGATCGATTTGCTGCAGTGCCGTCCGGACGTCGACTTCGTTGATATCGTCGGCGTGGGTACACGCTGCCTTCCATGTGCCCGCCACTATCTCCGGCTGGCGGAATACCGCGCGTAGCTGGTCGACAACAGCGGCTTCGATCTCGCCTGCGGGCACACGGCCGACCGGGCAAGATCCGGCACCATGCTTCAGCACCGTCTGGCTGACATAGTAGCGGTAGAGCCGCCCGCCCTTGCGGGTGTGGGTGGGCGAGAAGGCCGCGCTGTCCGGTCCGAACAGCAGCCCCTTCAGTAGCGCGGGCGTTTCTGAGCGGGTCCGGGAGGCGCGCTTGCGCGGGCTCTCCTGCAGGATCGTATGAACCTTGTCCCAAACCTCGCGGTCGATGATGGCGTCGTGCTCGCCGGGATAGCTGTCGCCCTTGTGGACCGCCTCGCCGATGTAGGCGCGGTTACTGAGCATCCTGTAGATGTATTTCTTGTCGATCCGGTTGCCACGCGGCGTCCGGATGCCCCGTGCGCCGACCTCTCGCGCCAGCTCCGTGCAGGACCCTATCTCGAGGAACCGAGCGAAGATCCAGCGCACATGCACGGCGCTTTCCTCGTCGACCAGCAATTTCCGGTTCTCGACGCGGTAACCGTAGGGCGGCACGCCCCCCATCCACATCCCCTTCTTGCGGCTTGCGGCGACCTTGTCGCGGATGCGCTCGGCTGTCACCTCCCGCTCGAACTGGGCGAACGAGAGCAGGATGTTCAGCGTCAGTCGTCCCATCGACGTGGTGGTATTGAACGACTGCGTGACCGAGACGAAGGTGACGGCATTGCGGTCGAACACCTCGACCAGCTTGGCGAAGTCGGCGAGCGAGCGGCTGAGTCGGTCGATCTTGTAGACCACCACGACATCGACCAGCCCGTCCTCGATGTCCTCCAGCAGCCGCCTTAATCCGGGGCGTTCCAGCGTGCCGCCGGAGATGCCGCCGTCGTCATACTGATCGCGGACCAGCACCCAGCCCTCGGAACGCTGGCTGGCGATGTAGGCCTCGCAGGCCTCTCGCTGGGCGTGGAGGCTGTTGAACTCCTGCTCCAGCCCTTCCTCGGAGGATTTTCGGGTGTAGATGGCGCACCGCAGCTTGCGGACGACCTTCGATTTGTCGGGCGGCTTCGTCATGTCCGCCCCCTGTGGTTCTTGAGTCCGAAGAACACCCAGCCGTTCCAGCGCGTACCGGTGATCGCGCGGGCGATGGCGGACAGCGACTTGTAGGGCCGCCCCTGCCATTCGAAGCCGTCGGCGGTGACCGTGACGATCTGTTCGACGCCCTGCCACTCGCGCAGCAGCCGCGTGCCGGTGATCGGGCGATCGCGGTCGGCGCGGATGCCGCGCTTCGTCCTGTCGCCGCCGTCCAGTTCCTCGCCCAGCCGCTCCAGCCGCCGAATGGTCTCGGGCTTCAGGCCGCCATAGGCGAGTTCCTGGATTCGGTATGCCAGGCGGGACTCGAGGTAGCGTCGGTTGAACGGTGGCGGCTCGCTGTCGAACAGGTCGCGCCACTGTTTTTTCAGGTCGGGCGTCGGCGTGGTCTTGAGCGCGGCTAGGCGCGCTGGGATGGGATCGGGCGTGTTCATGCATTTCTCCGGTGAGTTGGAGTTGCATGACGGCATTGGTCGGGCGGATAGTGTAGGCAACGTTCTCCGGTGCCGTCAGATACTTCGCCCGCGTCCCGCATCCGCAATCGAACCAGCCCGAGCGCCAGCAGGCCGCACAGTTCGGCACGGCGTTCTGCGGGCGTCATCTGGTCGGGCGGGAGTGGGTTCGGGCGTTTCATGCGGGCCTCGGAGCGGTCGTCTCCTCTGGCCTCTACTCACCGTGATCGTGAACCGTCCCATCGGACCCTGGTGCGCGGGACATTTGGGCGTCTGGACTCGACTCACGGTTGATCTGTCGGGTAGAACATAATCAGAACAGATTTTGCCTTCGTGCCGTGAATCGGCGGTGTTGCTTCAAGCAATGCTGGCTGTGCAGTATTTTGCGCGAGGTGAGGCAGGCCGCAGCTACGCAACCCGGTTCCCACCGGTCAGCGAGAGGTTTCAGGACAAAAGGGAGTTCACATGCCGAAGAGGATCAGAAATTTCGTCGATCGCGCATTTTCGAGAACCGTCGATCTCGAACTGCTCCACCGCCTATTGGCGCCCTATCTCCCCCACATCGACTTCGATTGGGATGGATTGCCGGACGACGATGGGGAGAGGCGCGATGCGATTTTCGACCTCTTCGCCAAGGCCGACATGCGATTCCCGGCGAAACTGCAGTTCGCCCTCTACAACATCTCCACGCTTTCCACGGATGCAGGCGCACGGATCATCCAGGAGATCGCCTCGGACGCTGGCACCGACGTTTTGGCTGCGTTTCGGGCGGAAGACGCATCTGATGATCTACGCTTCACACCCCGTTTCATCGCGCTGATCACCTGGCTCGATCACCGGCCCATCTTCGACCGCGCCCTCAGCGCGGCGGCTTTCCTTGCCCACTCAACCAAGCTCGAACGCGATGCGGAACGGGAGGACGTCGATCTTCGGCATCATGACCCTGGTGTCCAGGATGGTTTCGCCGAGGCGGCACGGCTGCACTTCGCAAGCCGTTACAACGGGCACTATTGCGATGTGCGATGGTTTGAAGAGGAAGACCTGCTGCGCGTGCTGATCCTGCACGGATCAAAAGCCGAGACGAAGAACGTCGACCAGGAGGGCACCGAGGACACGCTGAAGTTCCGCGAAATCGTGGAGTCGACCATCGAGTACGACCAACGGCGGAGCGCAATCGCCGTGGGCTCGAAGTCCGCAACGGATGCCAAGAAGTTGGTCAAGCTCTTCGGGGACCACGTGCTCGGCGACGGGGACATCTTCGAGGCATCGGCGAAGGAAGAGCTTTACACGCTCGCTCCCCTGCAGAGGCGTGGCGCGGCTTTCAGGTTCGCCTTTCTGCCCGAGGGCGAGATCACCCATGTCGCCCTGCGTGAAGTTCGCGTCGATGAGGCGCAACTGACCACCACAGGCCGTCTGCGTCGGTCGCCCTGGTACCTAACGCTCGGGGATTCCGAGAATGCGCTCAGACGCTTGAAGGATGTGGCACCCGAGATCGACGTCGCGGATGTGCGAATCGTGCATGCCAAGATCGACGTGACCATCGAAGTCGACGACAGCGAAATTGTCGTGCCGGTCACGATCAGACCGCCGCGAACCGTCAGCATGCGCGATCACTCGCACGAACGGCTCATTCTCGAGATGCTGGAAGACAATGAAATTCGCAAGCGCCGCAGGACTGATCAGGCTGCTGCTGCAGCAGAGTGATCGCCATCCGATCCGTTCCATCGGGGCCGCAGACCTGCAGCCTTACGATCCGCGTTTCGTCCGCACGCTCCGGAACCTTGGGGTCCTGACGGAGCGAGAGGATCTGCGGGACGACGGAGCCACGGTTTTTCAGGTCGTCGACGACGCGCTGATCGTCGTCGATCCGGAAACCGGCGCCTGCGAACGCGAGGGGGATGCACTGGATATTCGGGCATTCGACATCGACATCGGTGCGATCTGCCGCGCGATACGCGAGCAGTCTGGACTGGTGGGGCCCGGCCCGTCAGCACTCTCGACGCGGGTCTGGCGGCTCGGACGATACGTCCGTCAGGACCGGTCTGCCGAGATTTGCCTCGTGCGGCGGCTGCGCGAGGCAACGGCGCAGGAAGTCGTGGACCATGTCCGGGGAGCTATCGATACCGAGGCGTCTGTTACACTGATCAGTCTTGGTCGCATCGATCTGCCTGCCGCAGTTGCCCGCCAGCTCGACGCGATGCGCATGAGCGTTGCGGTGGCGGAGGACCTGATGGGTCAGATACAAGAATCGCCCTTCGCGATGAACCTTGCCCGAGTTCGCCTCGCGTCGTCGATGCCCGCCGCAGAGACCCGCCTTGTCGTCGACCGGACAGGACGGCGCGTGATCTTCGACAAGATCGAGATCTCCATCGAGCCGAGGGATTTCGACGGGTTCGTCCTGCTGGCCGAAGAGGCCGCGGATGTCGGCGGCTGGGTTCTGCGCGACAGTATTGCAGCCGCGCTTCGGGCGAGTACGAGGCGGGACGCCAATCCGGAACAGGTAGATCGGTGCATCTACCGGTTGCGCAACGCGTTCAGAAAATCGGCGAGCGAGATCGAGGCGCCGGGGCACCCATTGATCGAGACGAAGCCGAAAGTGGGCTACCGCCTCACCCTCGCCGCGTCCGAGATCGGGTTCATGGCCTAGACCCGTTCTCCGGCGCCGGGAGGTTTTCGGGAGGTTTTCGGGAGAAGCCCGAGAGATAAATAGTTTCAGCGGGTTGCATCTTCGGCTGGTCACCAGAAACGACCAGGACCGAGCGATATGCACCCTCCGATTACCCCCGCCGACCTTTCCAGGCTGATCGCTGAAGCCGATGCTGCTGCATGCCGTCTGCGCCGCAAGCTGGTTTTGCCCGCCGTCGATCACGATGACCTCCGCCAGGACCTTCTGGTCGACCTGATCTGTCGCCTGCCTGGCTTCGATGCGCGGCGCGGCAGCATCGGCGCCTTCGCCAACATCGTGCTGCGCAACCAATCCTCTCGGATCGCGATGCGCCATCACCGCCAGCGCCGGTCGCAGGGTGGGTCGCTGCTCTCGATCGAGGTGCCATTGGCTGGAGCCCGCGAGCCGGTCGGCGACACGCTGACCGAGGACGACGGCCTTGCCGCCTGGCACGGCCAGACCTGCTGCGCCGCCGCTGTCACCGAACTTCACCACGCCCTGCAGGCTGCGCTCGCGCGGCTCCCGGATGAGGATCGCCGCTTCTGTGCGGCGCTGGCGCATCGCCCCGTCACCGCGCTCGCGGCCGAGGGTTTCGGGAGCCGGTCCGCGCTCTACCGCCGCCTCGCCGATCTCCGTCACGTCCTCACCGTCCACGGTCTCGGTCCCGCCTGGGACGATCTCGCGGCGGCCTGAGTAGAGGCGAAAGGAGGAGATCATGTTCATGGGCACCACCCCCTTCATCACGGTCCGCGCCCGCCGACCGCTCACCGAGATCGAGTTCTGCGCCTGGGTGGCGCAGGCCGTGCCGGGCGACCGGCTCGAATACCATCGCGGCTTTCTGGTTCTCGACATCTTCCCGATGTTCGCCCGTTTGCCGGATCAGCAGCGCGCGGAACTGGCACGGCTCGGGTCGCGTGCCTTCTGGGCCGCCGAACGGGGCCTCGTGCACCTGGTGCAGGAGCGCACGGGCCCCGACCAGTTCGCATACATCGCCGTCGCCCGCCCCAAGCCGAAGGCCGCAGCCGTGTCGCTGTCCGCGCTCCTGCTCGCCGAGCAGGGGCAGCCCGACCACGCCACCGGTTCGAGTGGTCGGGCTGCCGCCTGATGACCGCCTTCCAATCCCTTTTTGCCTATCATGGAGACCCTTACATGCCGTTTCCCGCGAACACCCCCACCGTCGACGACCTGCCGGGCCTCAGCCTGCAGGACATCGCCCAGCTGCCCGTCGAACTGCTGGCCATCCTGCAGCGCGACGTCGACGAGCGGATCAAGCGCGACAAGGCCGCGAAGGCCCGCCTGGATGGCGCGCTGACGGTCCGCTACGCTACCCGCGCCACCGAGGAGCGGCAGGCGGCGGGCAAGGACACCGGCACGATCCGGTTTGACGACGGCGATTTCACCGTGATCGCGGACATGCCGAAACGGGTCGATTGGGATCAGGATCGCCTCGCCGCCATGGTCGAGCGCATCCGCGCCGCCGGGGACGATCCCGCGCAGTATGTCGACATCGCGTTCAAGGTGCCCGAGCGCAAATACGCCGCCTGGCCCGATGCCATCCGCGCCGGTTTCGAGCCCGCGCGCACCGTCCGGCCCGGGACGCTGAAGATCGAGATCGTCCCGCAGGGGGGTGATCAATGAGCCTGCGCATCATTTCCGCCGACGACCGTCTCCGCGAAGCGCAGGGCAAGACGACCATGGCGCTGTTCGGGCCGAGCGGCGCGGGCAAGACCACGCTACTGAAGACCCTGCCACCCGCCGAGACGCTCTGCATCGACTTGGAGGCGGGCCTCAAGTCCGTCCAGGACTGGCCGGGCGACAGCATCCCGATCCGGCGCTTTTCCGACGCGGTCGACATCGCCTGCCTGATCGGCGGCGCGAACCCGGCCGCCCAGCCCGAGGAGCATTTCTCGGAGGCACATCATGCGCATCTGCGGGCGCAGCATCCCCAGCTGGCCGAGAAGATCGATACCAAGCGCATCATTTTCGTCGACAGCATCACCGACCTGACGCGCCAGGCCATGGCATGGGCCAAGACCCGGCCCGAGGCGCTGTCGGAACGCACCGGCAAACCGGACACCCGCGGCGCTTACGGCCTTCTGGCGCGCGAGGTCATCGGGCTCCTGAAGCACCTTCAGCATGCGCCCGGCCGCACCGTCGTCTTCGTCGGCATCCTCGAGAAGGTCGTCGACGACATGAACCGGGTGACGTGGCAGCCGCAGATGGACGGCGGAAAGGTCGCCCGCGAGCTCCCCGGCATCGTCGATCAGGTGCTGACGATGAGCCTCTTCTCGCAGGATCCCGGCGCGGGCCCCGATGCGCCTCCGACCTGGCGGCACGATCCCGACAAGGGCAATGCGCGCCGCCTCGTCTGCCAATCCGGCAATCCGTTCGGCCTGCCGGCCAAGGACCGCAGCGGCAGGCTCGACCTGACCGAGCCGCCCGATCTCGGCGCGCTCCTCACCAAGATCAACCAACCCCGGAAAGGATGACGACATGACCTTCGACATGAACGACGTGGAGCCGCAGCAGTCCGGCGACCTGATCCCCGACGGCACCTTCGCCAAGCTGGTGATGACTCTGCGCAAGGGCGGTACCGACGGGACGGGCGACGTGGATCGCGGGTTGCTCAAGGCCTCGAACCAGCCCGGCAGCGACGTGCTGATGCTCGACGCCGAGTTCACCGTCGCCGAGGGCCCGCATGCCCGGCGCAAGTTCTGGCAGAACTTCACCGTGCAGGGCGGCAAGCTCGACGAGCAGGGCCAGTCGATCGGCTGGAAGATCTCGAAATCGACCTTCCGCGCCATGATCGACAGCGCGCTCGGGCTGAACCCCGAGGACATGAGCGAGGCGGCGAAGGCCAAGCGGGTGCTGCGCGGGCTCGCCGATCTCGACGGGATCAGCTTCGTGGCCAAGATCCAAATCGAGCCGAGCCGCAACCCCGCCTACAAGGACGCCAACAAGCTCGACCATGTCGTGCTGCCCACCGCGCCCGAATGGCAGAAGGTGATGGCGGGCGAGCCCGTGCCCGCGCAGCCGTCGAACAAGCCCCGACCCGCCGCCGCACCCGCGCAGCCCGCGACCCCGGCATGGGGACAGCCGCAGACGGCCTCCGCACCCACGGCGCCTGCCTGGGGTGCACCGTCGGCTCCCGCCCAGCCGGCCACCCAGACCCCGCCTGCCGCCAAACCCGGCAACGGCCCGGCCTGGCTGAACCCGTGAGCCCGGACGAATGGCAGGCGCATGTCACCACGGAGGCGGCACTGGCGATGGGGCGCTGGCTCGAGGCGCGCGGGCGTCTCGACCGCCCCATCGCCAGCATGACCCGGCGCGATCTGGAGTGCATGGCATCGAACGCCATCAGCCGGTTCATCGTGCTGTCCTCCCAACGCCGGACCGCCGCCCCGGACAAGGAGGAGCGCGACGCGCTGGACCTGCTGCTCATGGGGTGAGCGGCGTCTCGGAAAGGCTCCGGGGGAGCGTTTCAGCCGCGAACGGGCGGAGCCCTCCTTCGCGCGCGGACCTCGCCCGGCGCGTACCCTGCGCCCAGTGCGGTCGCGAGGCCCGGGGCTTCGGCTACTGCCACGGCCTGCGCTGGGACCGTCACCCTCATTACCGCTTCTGCTCAATGGCTTGCCTGATGGCGGGCTCGGCCAACGCCAAAAGGAACCACGGCATGATCGACAAGACCGACATGGAGGCGCGCGCCATCGTGGAGGCCCGCCGGATGCTCGCCGAGGCGCTGACGGAGATGGGCCTGATGGCGCCCTTCTTCAACCGCCCGGCCGCGGACATCGACCGCGTGATCGAGGCCTGCGTCGACGGCTTTCAGGCTTCGATGCAGCGCCAGTCCGACAATGGCGATGTGCCGTTCTGAGGGGGTGCGGATGCTGGTCGATTTCAATCACGGATCGGGCTTCGTCTACGGTCGCGACGCCTCGGATCCCGAACCCCTCGGCGCGCGGATCAACGGCCGCATCGACGCTGCGCTGGAGGCCGAACGCGAGGGCCAGCGCCCGCGCGACTATCTGGGCGCCAGCCGCATCGGCGAGCCTTGCGCGCGGCGGCTGGTCTATGAGGTCACACGCACGCCGCCCGATCCCGGCAAGGATTTCGAGGGGCGCGTTCTTCGCATCTTCGCGGCCGGGCATGTCTTCGAGGATCTGGCGATCCGCTGGCTCCGGCAGGCCGGGTTCGATCTGCGCACGCAGACGCAAGCTGGCGGCCAGTTCGGTTTCGAGACGGCGGGCGGACGCATTCGCGGCCATGTGGACGGCGTGATCGTCGGCGGCCCGGAGATCGGCCTCAGATGGCCCGTTCTCTGGGAGCACAAGGCTCTAAAAGCCTCGTCCTGGTCGGACACAGCGAAGAAAGGCGTGCAGCTCTCGAAGCCCGTCTATTTCGGTCAGATGCAGATCTACATGGCCTACATGGGCCTCGGGTCCGCGCTATTCACCGCGCTGAACAAGGACACCTGCGAGCTCTACCACGAGCATGTGCCGTTCGATCCGGCCGCCGCGCAGGCGCTGTCGGACAAGGCGGTCGACGTGCTGCGCGCCGCGGACGCAGGCGATCTGCTGCCCCGCATCGCGACCAGCCCCGACTTCTTCCTCTGCCGGTTCTGCCCCTTCGCCGTCCGCTGCTGGGAGGACCGCGCATGACCATCACCCTTTCCGAAACCCAGGGCCGCGCCATCGCCGCCATCCGCGCCTGGTACGAGACGCGGCGGCACGAGCAGCAGATCTTCCGTCTGTTCGGTTATGCGGGAACCGGCAAGACCACGATCACCGCCATGGCGATCGAGGCGCTGGGGCTTGAGCCTATGACACCGGGCGGGCTTGGCGGGGTGCTCTTTGCCGCCTTCACCGGCAAGGCGGCGCTCGTCATGACGCGCAAGGGCACGCCCGCCCAGACCATCCACAGCCTGATCTACCGGGTTTCCGAAGCGACCCCGGAGGAGATCGCGCGCGCGACCGAGGATCTGGCGGCGCTGCGGCGCGACCTGCCGCGCATGGGTCCGGCCGAGCGCGGTTTCGCAATGACGCGCATCGCCCAGCTCGAGCTGCGCCTCGAGGACATCCATCAGCCGAAGTTCCTGATCAACGAGCAGTCGATCCTGCGCGACGCCGACCTCCTGGTGCTCGACGAGGTGTCGATGGTGGGCAAGGAGATGGCCCACGATCTCATGGCCTTCGGCAAGCCGATCCTGGTGCTGGGCGATCCGGGGCAGCTGCCGCCCGTGAAGGACACGGGCTTTTTCACCGAGACCGCACCGGACGTGATGCTGACCGAGGTGCACCGCCAGGCGGGCGACAGCGCCATCCTTCGGCTCGCGACGCTGGCCCGTGAGGGGCTGCCGATCCCACCCGGCGCGCATGACGACCATGTCTGGAAGATGTCGCGCCACGAGGTCGGCCCCGGACAGATGCTGCAGGGCGGCCAGGTGATCTGCGGCACCAACGCGACGCGGCGCTGGCTGAACACCGCGATGAAGCGCGCGGCCGGGTTCGGCGCCGATTATCCGACAGGCGGCGGCGAGAAGATCATCTGTCTCAAGAACCGCCACGATCTCGGGCTGATCAACGGCATGTTCCTGACCCTCACCGAGGTGCGGCAGGATCCGGACGACGCCTTCGCCTTCAGCGCCATGGTCGAGACCGAGGACGGGGTGAGCCTCGGCGGGCGACAGAGCTTCTGGCGCGGCGAATACGCCGATCATGTCGCCTACGATCCCGAACGCGGGCGGCGAGAATGGCAGATCCGGCGCGGGCTGATCGAGTCCAGCTGGGGCTACGCCATCACCTGCCACAAGTCGCAGGGCTCGCAATGGGAGAACGTCGTCGTGTTCGACGACGGCTTCGGGCGCAGCGCCGCCGACCGCAACCGCTGGCTCTACACCGCGATCACGCGGGCCGAGAAAGGTCTGGTGATCCTTGCTTGACCTCAACGACGCCAAACCGCTCGGCGGCGAGCCTCTGCGCTACGATCTCGACCTAGTGGTGGCGCGCCTTCGCGAGACCGCGGAAGTCTGGGTGCCACGCCTGTTTCCGCGTGGGCGCAGGTCGGGCGACGAGTGGCGGCTCGCCAACATCCGTGGTGACGCGCCGCGCAACACTGGCTCCTGTGTCATCACCCTGCGCGGCGCGCATGCCGGCGACTGGATCGATTTCGACGGCAACCAGGGCGGCGGCCCGATCAGCGCCATCGAGGAAGCGACCGGGCTCAACGGCCGGGCGCTGATCGTCGAGGCAGCCGAGATCGCGGGCATTGCGCCCGGCGCACCGGAACGTCGCGCGCCGCCGACGCCACCCCCATTGAAGCGCGATCCCGAGCTGGAGATCGCGCACATCCTGACGGGTGCGGAGACGATCACGGGCTCTCCGGTCGCGCGGTATCTGACCGGACGCGGCCTGATGGTGCCCGAGGCCGCCGATCTGCTGTTTCACCCTGACCTGACCCATTGGGAGACGAAGACCGGCTACCCGGCCATGCTGGGACAAGTCCGCGACCGCGATGGCGCGGTCATCGGCCTGCACCGCAGCTACCTCGCCATCGAGGACGAGGCAGTCACCAAGGCGCCGCTGGACAAGGCGAAGAAGATGCTGGGCCGGGTGGCCGGTGGCGCGGTGCGTCTCTCCGATTTCGGCGACGGCGATCGGCTGGCGCTATCCGAAGGGATCGAGACCGGCCTCGCGGTGATGACCGGATGCCCCGATCTGCCGGTCTGGGCGACATTGTCGACATCGGGCCTCGAACAGGTCGATCTGCCGCCTGGCGTCCGGCGCGTGCTGATCCTGGCCGACAACGACATCTCCGGGGCCGGTTTGCGGGCCGCCGAGAGCGCCGCCCGGCGTCTGCGCGCGCAAGGACGCGACGTGGCCGTCATCTTGCCGCCCGAGGAAGGCGAGGATTTCAACGATCTCCTGCTGCGCGAAGGGCCCGAGGCGATCGCCGCCCTGATTGCCGACGCGGAGGCCATCACCGAGACCGAGTCCACGCTGCTGATCGGACAGCACCGGCCGATCAATTATCAGGGCAGCGGCGAGGCCATCCCCACACTGCGCGCCGACGAGGGCGATCTGGCCCGCTCGGTGGAGCGGGTCTGGAGCCTGCTCATGGCCTCGAACCGGACGCCATGGGTGTTCCGCTTCGCCGGGCAGCCGACATGGGTAGTGCCCGACGACGAGGGCCGTCCGGTCGCCACACCGATCACCGAGGAACGGTTGCGCCACATGCTGGCGCGGCTCGCGCACTGGAAGAAGCTGAACGGCAAGGGCGAGCTGGTCGCGGCCCCGCCGCCGATCGCTGTGGTCAAGTCCGTGCTGGCCACACCCGATCCGGCGCTGCCCGTGCTGGTGGGCATCGTTAACACCCCGGTCTTCGGTCGCGGCGGCACGCTGCTGACCACGCCGGGATATCATCCCGACGCGCGGCTTCTCTATGCCCCGACGCCCGGGTTTGTGGTGCCGACCATTCCGGCCAAGCCGTCAGCCGCCGAGGTTGCCGCCGCCCGCAATCTGCTCTGCGAGGATCTGCTCGGCGACTTCCCCTTCGTCGGCCCCGCCGAGATGGCGCATGTGATCGCGCTGCTGCTGCTCGGCTTCCTGCGGGGCATGATCGACGGGCCGACGCCGCTGCACCTGATCGAGAAGCCCAGCCCCGGCTCCGGCGCCACGCTGATGGTCGATGCCGTCGCCACCATCCTTACCGGCTCGGGCGCGAGCGTCATGACCGAAGGGCGTGACGACGACGAATGGCGCAAGCGCGTCACCGCCAAGCTGCGCCAGATCCCCACCATCGTGCTGATCGACAACCTGCGCGCCAAGCTCGACAGCTCCGCCGTCGCGGCCGCCCTTACGGCGCCGTTCTGGGAGGACCGGATCCTCGGCGCATCGGAAATGGCGCGGCTGCCGATCCGCTGCCTCTGGATCGCCACCGGCAACAACCCCGAGTTCTCCAACGAGATGGCGCGCCGCCTCCTGCGCATCCGGCTCGATCCCCACGAGGAGCGCCCCTGGCAGCGCACCGGCTTCCGCCATCCCGACCTGATGACATGGGTGCGTGCGAACCGCCCGCGGCTCGTCGCCGCCTGTCTCACGCTCTGCCAGGCGTGGATCGCCGCCGGAAAGCCGCGCGGCGCGCGCACCATCGGCTCCTTCGAGAACTGGGCGCATGTCGTGGGCGGCGTGCTCGAGGTGGCGGGCATTCCCGGCTTCCTCGGCAATCTCGACGAGATGATGGAGGCCTCCGACAGCGAGGGCGCGGGCTGGAGCGCCTTCATCGCCGCCTGGTGGGATCGTTTCGGGACCGCCGAGGTGGGCGCTGCCGACCTCTTCGACGTAGCGGCGTTCTGTGACCCGGCTCCACCCATCAGCGGCAACACCGACAGGGCACAAAAGACCAGCTTCGGGATCGCCATCAAGAAGATGCGGGACCGAGTGTTTCGAGTGGGTGCGAGGAAGGTTCGCCTGGTCAAGGCAGGGATCGATCACAAGGCCACCCGCTGGAAGCTTGAGGTCTGCGAGGACGGTTCGTCCCGACGTGGGCCTGAACAATCTCAGGCTGGGGAACCTCGGCTCTGCGAGGGGAACCTCCAAACCGGAGGTTCCCCGGTTCAAGTGTCTGAGATCATTGGCCGAGGGGAACCTGGGGAACCTGGGGAACCTCTTTCAACCCTTACGCACGCGCGCGCGCACGCACATGCGAAGGATGATGCCGAAAAAGGTTCCCCAGGTTCCCGAGGTTCCCCAAACCATTCGAGATCAGGGAGTTATGCCGGGGAACCTACAGGGGAACCTCTGATCCGACGTTCCCAAGGTTCACCCGTCCCCGATTGGCTGCGGGAGCTCGAACTATGAGCGCCCGATGCCCCGCCTATCACCCCATCGAGCAGCAACCCGGAAAGGAGCCCATCATGGCCCACGCATCTCTGACCCCGACACCCATGAGCGCCCCGTTCCCCGGCGTGACTGTCGTTCTCGCCCTCGATCTCGGCACCACGACCGGCTGGGCGCTGCAGGCGGCGGACGGTCTGATCACCAGCGGCACGGTGTCGTTTCGCCCCAGCCGCTACGACGGCGGCGGCATGCGCTACCTGCGGTTTCGGGGCTGGCTCGACCAGCTGGCCCACGACGCCGGAGCCATCACCGCCATCCACTTCGAGGAGGTGCGCAGGCACGTCGGCACGGATGCCGCGCATGTCTATGGCGGGCTGCTCGCCACGCTGACGGCATGGGCGGAGACCGCGGGCGTCGCCTATCAGGGCGTGCCGGTCGGCACCATCAAGCGCCACGCCACCGGCAAGGGCAACGCCAACAAGGACGCCATGATGGCGGCCGCCCGGGCGCGCGGGTTCTCGCCCGCCGACGACAACGAGGCCGACGCCATCGCGATCCTACTCTGGGCGCTGGAGACCCGGGGAGGTGTGCAATGAGCGGCATGCGGTTCACGCCGAAGGGATACGGCGGTCGCCGCCGCAACCCCGACGAGGTCAAGCGCGACGGCTGGAAGGAACAGGGGCTGCTGGCCGTCGCCATCGACGACGATCGCCTGACCTGGCCCGAGCGAGAGCTGGTCCGCCAGCTCGGCGAGCGGCTCTACGGCAAGCGGGAACGGGAGGCGCGTCATGGGTGAGTGGACCACAGCACAAGTACAGGACCGACTGGAACTCGCGGCGGGCGTGATGCGGCAGATGCCGGGCGTGATGCCGCAGGGCTTCTTCAACGCATGGCCCGAGTATTTCCACAGCTTCGCCGACAAGGTTGGTCAGGAGCCGCAGATGCGTCGCCCGAGGCCGAGCCCGCGACAGATCACGCAGGCCGAGGAGGCGATGCTCTGGCTGCGTTGGCTCGAGAAAGACGACGCTAGGCTCGTCTGGCTTCGAGCGAATGGCACGCCGTGGAAGCCGATCTGCTGGGAGCTCGGGTTCAGCCGGGCGACGGCGAACCGACGCTGGCAGTATGGCGTTGCGGTTATCGTCTGGCGGCTGAACGGAAAACGGGTGCCAACTAAGCGATCCATCGACTATATCGTGCGAGCAGCTGGCTGAGCACAGGAAGATAGATTTGTTCGCGTTTGTTGACGAAACAGGGAATACTGGGTCCAATATTTTTGACGCAGCGCAACCGGATTTTTTCACTGGAGCACTCATTGCCAAGTCTAACTTCGATGTGCTGCACAAGAAGTCGCTCAGCGCCCTATGCCGGAAACATGGCGTCGGGCCCCTTCATGCCTCAGTCCTCGGCTTCGGACCGATTGAGAAGATCGCCCCCGACCTACTCAATCTCCTGAAGAAGGTGGACGCAAGATTCTTCGTTTCGAGGGTGGAGAAGCGGTATTTGGTGGCCACCAAGCTTTACGACACCTTTTTCGATTCCGGCGAGAATCCAGCGGCGAACTGGAACGCTTACAACGTAAGGGTGCTGAAGCTGACCCTGTGTTTCAAGGTTGCAACGATCCTGACCGAAGAAATCGCACGCGAGTTCTGGTCAATGCTGATGGCCCGCAATGAGAAGCAGGCGCGCGCGAAAATCCCCGGCATCTGCGACGCGATCCTTGAGAACGTGCACTTGCTTGCTGACCAGCGGTCGAGAGATGTTGTCACGGAAACCCTGTTGTGGTCTCGCCACCACCCTGAAGCACTCGATATTTTCATCGCCGGACGCCAAGCCAAGAATGGGCACATGCCGAACATGGTTGGGTTCGTGGGCCTTCTCGACGGCCTTGAGGGTTTCTCCAAGCGCTGGAACCGCCCGCTCAAAAAGATCGTCCACGACCGGCAATCGCAATTCGAAGGCTCACTCGAAGAATGGCACCGGATGTTTTCCAACGCTTCGGGCGAGCCCATCCACCTGCCGGGTGAGACGATGGTGCTACGTAAGGTGCACGGATCGACTTTCGAGGTTTCCAGCTCCGACGATAGCGCAGGGATTCAGGTCGCAGATCTGACGCTTTGGTTGTTTCGGCAATTCCTTGCAGGAAAGGATATCCCCGAAGGATCAGCCGCCATCCTCAGCTATGTTTTCAAGAAGGGCTATCAGCAGGATTTCTCGTTCCGAGGTGTCGGGGCCCAAGTCGAAGAGAAGCTCCTCGATATCATGGAGAAGGACATCCCTGCCGAGGCGATGGAGGCAGGTCGACGTCTGCGTGATCAGCAGGAGCAACTGCGACAACATCTCGTCGACAAGTATGAAGAAGATGGACTGATGCCGTATCAGCGCGGTCCGATTAGGCTGGTTTCTCCGGACGAAGACTGAGTTTTTTTTGTCAATACTATTACGGCTCGCGAGACAATTTCCCCCGATACATCGCATGGCGAGACGGATCGCCCCAAAGCAGCTATTCATAGCGATATACTCGGGAGAGGAGCGCGCAGGCAGAGGCCGCGTCGCTGGCTTCCGGGGTCCAGCGAAGGGTCCGACCGAGGTCCAATAGGCTAACCCATTGAGATCTTGGTTCCTTCTGGGCGATATTCATATGCTGGCGGGCGAAGCGCGGGACATCGCCAGCGACAGGGCCGGATTTTTGGGAAGCCACCGGAGTCCAGCGTCCAGCTGCGACGCGTGAAAGCCTCGTGGATTCAAACACCTGACCGGCAGCGCGGGGTGAGCACCTCGCGGATGCCGGAGTCCAGCCGGAAGCCGCTGCAGCCCATCGCGGAGTCCACTCGCGGGGAGTCCAGGATGTGACGTCGCAGGAGGGAACTACTTCGTCATTCGGCCACCCGACAGAAGGCCTGGATCGGCGACGCCGAGGACGCTGCATGTCTCTCGCCGCAGACCCAGCCGCTTACACACGGCTTCGGATGGCGCATTGCCAGGTTCGACCCCGGTAAACACTTCAGTGAAGCCCAGACGGTCGCGTGCCTCCAGCATGGCCATGGCCCCGAGGAGGAGGGCAAGCCGCTGGCCGCGACGGTCTGGAATGGTCGCGAGCATGCCCCACCAGCATTGGCGGGCAAGCGGATGATCCTGGTGGAGATAGGACGCCGCCGCTGCGCAGGAGACCCCGCGCCCCCGCTCATCGACAGCCAAGAGCGCAAGCCCCGGCTTGTCCAGTCCACGCAACGCGCCGCCGGCCGGAGGCAGCACGCCACAGGCGAGCGAGACCTCGGCCAGCTGTGCCAAAGCCTCGTCCGGCGTGTCCGGCCCGATGCGCACGATTTTCAGATCGTCCGGCAGTGCCGTGTCATCGACGACCTTGCGGGCGACTTGCATCGCCGCGTCCCCGCCCGACCAGCGCGCATAATGGACCGGAATGAGGCCCCGCGCCTCGGCTTCGCTGCGCCAAATCGGAAGGTCCGCATCAGGCAGGATCGCGCAGTTGCTATTGCCTTGGAGGGAGGCGAGAGCGGCGAGCATCTCAACCGATCCGGATTCTGACGAGGCAAGTCCGACAGTGCGCCCATAGTATCCGAAGCGTGGGTCTTGCCCAAGCAGCTGGAACATCGCCCTGCCACGCTGCAACAACGCCTGCTGCTCCGCGCTGCCGAAATATTCGCCGACATGCTGGACCATGAACGCCGCCCCCTCCCTCAAGAATGACCGAGCCGAGTAAGCCGCCGAAATGATCACGGCCCTCGGACTAGGCGGAAATTCCTCCGAAAACTGGAGGATTATCCGGGTCGGCGCAATCAAGAATTCATCGGCACGCAGATTGGCTGAGCGCTTCCCGTTTCGGCCGCCCGCCAAAAAGACAGGACCGAACTGTATGACCCTCGCCTTCGCCCCGGATCGGATCGAGATGTGGCCGCTGGCCAGGCTCCAGCCCTATGCCCGCAATGCGAAAGCGCATGGTGCGGATCAGGTTGCGAAGCTTGCTGCCAGCATGGCCGAGTTCGGCTGGACCGTTCCCTGCCTTGTGGCAGAGGACGGCGAACTGATCGCGGGCCACGGGCGCGTGCTGGCGGCGACGCAGCTGGGGTTGACGGAAGCGCCGGTGATCGTGCTGGGCCACCTGACCGAGGCGCAGCGTCGGGCGTACCGGATTGCGGACAATAAACTGACAGAACTTGGGACGTGGGACGAGGCGTTGCTGTCGGCGGAATTGAACGATTTGCTGGCCGAGGATTTCGACCTGTCGCTGGTCGGTTTCTCCGACGGCGAGCTCGACAAGCTGCTGGCCTACGTCGCGGACGACGACGGTGGAGAAGGTGGCATCGGGGACTCCGTGCCGCCGGTGACCATCCCCGAACCGCCGCGCAACCCGGCATCGCGCATTGGCGATCTCTGGATCCTCGGCGACCATCGCCTCCTGTGCGGTGACAGCACCAGCGCGGCCGACGTGCGCCGCCTGATGAACGGCGAGCGAGCGATCCTGTTCGCGACGGACCCGCCATATCTGGTCGATTACGACGGCTCGAACCATCCGACCCGTAACAAGGATTGGTCCGCGTCCTACGGTACCACCTGGGACGACAGTTCGCAGGGCGCGGAGCTATACGACGGCTTTATCGCCGCCGCGGTCGCCGAGGCGATCACCGAAGACGCGGCCTGGTATTGCTGGCACGCCTCCCGCCGCCAGGCGATGCTCGAGGCCTGCTGGGAAAAGGTCGGGGCCTTCGTTCATCAGCAGATCATCTGGGTGAAGGACCGCGGGGTTCTCACCCGGTCGCATTACCTGTGGAAGCACGAGCCCTGCTTCATGGGCTGGATCAGGGGCAATCGCCCGCCGAAAGTGGCCGAGGAAACGCTGCCCTCAACGTGGGCGCTGCCCAGCTTTGCCAAGGACGACCGGCCCGACCATCCGACGCCGAAACCACTCGACGCCTTCGGCATCCCGATGCGCCAGCACATCGCCCGCGGCGGGCTGTGCTACGAGCCGTTCTCCGGCTCCGGCTCGCAGATCATGGCGGGCGAGGCCAATGGCCGGCGCGTCTTCGCGATGGAGATCAGCGCGGCCTATGTCGATGTCGCCGTCGAACGCTGGCAGGCCGAGACCGGCCGCGACGCGATCCTCGACGCCGACGGTCGGACCTTCGCGCAGGTGAGGACTGAGCGGCTGGGCGACGATGCCGAGGCCCGGGCCGATACGCCGGACCCGGACGCCGCCCCCGAACCCGCGCGAAAGCGCATGACCGCCGCGTGACATGCATGACCTGGCTTTACCTTCCTCCGGACCCGCTTCCGGAGCCGGAGACGCGTGCCTCTTCGGCCTCTCCCTGTGCTCTGGCGCGGGCGGGCTCGACCTCGGGCTGGCCATCGCCATCCCCGGATATCGTGCTGTGGGCCATGTCGAACGGGAAACCTACGCCGCAGCCACTCTCGTGGCGCGGATGGAAGACGCGTCCCTGGATCAGGCTGTTGTCTGGGACGACGTTGGAACCTTCGACGGCCGCCCTTGGCGCGGCGCGGTGGACATCATCACTGCGGGCTATCCGTGCCAGCCGTTCAGCGTCGCGGGCAAGCGCCGGGGTGCGGATGATCCGCGCCACCTCTGGCCCCATGTCGCCCGTATCATCGCCGAGGTCGAGCCGCCCTTCGTATTCCTCGAGAATGTCGCCCATCATCTGCGGCTCGGATTCCCCGAAGTCGCCAGCGGACTGGTCGGCATGGGCTACCGCCTTGCGGCAGGCCTCTTCACGGCGGCGGAAGTCGGCGCGCCCCACAAGCGCGAACGGCTCTTCATCCTCGCCATCCGCGAGGGCGACGACCTGGCCGACCCCACGCGCCTGCTCTGGCACCCGGTCGAGTGGTGGGAACCGGACGGAGATGATGCAGCTTTGGCCGACGCCCCGAGCCAGCGCCAACGAGAACCGACAGACGAAGCCGACGCCGTCGCAGTCAGCGGGCCAGCACGGCATGAACCTCGCGGCGACGGCCGCGCTCTGGCCGACGCCCCAGATCGACAGTTTCCGCAGCCGGGGTGGCGAACGGAAGGACGAGAAAGGTCTGGAACGGATGGCGAGGGATTGGCCGACGCCGATGGCGAACGACGGCTGCAAGCCGAGCGCGGGCAACCGCAAGACGGCCGATCTGACCCACGCGGCGGGGATGTGGATGACGCCGACGGCGCGAGATCACAAGGACGGAGCGACGACATTGGCGAACACGCCGGTGAACGGCCTGCTTGGCCGCCAGGTCCTGGTGACGCCGATGGCTGGGACCGCTACCTCCGAGCTGCGCCGGACCTTGAACCCGCTGTTCGTCGAGGCGCTGATGGGCTGGCCCACCGGGTGGACCGGCTTCGCCTCTGTGGCAACGGCGTGGTCCCCATGGTTGCGGCGCATGCGCTGCGAACTCTGGCAGTTGAACTGCTGGCCGATGGATGAGGGGGCGACATGAAGCAATCGCGCCTCATGTCGCTGGTCGAGTCCGTTGCCAACGTGATCGTCGGCTACGGCGTCGCCGTGGTCACGCAGATCCTGATCTTCCCGGTCTTCGGGCTGCACACGACGCTGGCGCAGAACCTGAAGATGGGCGCGGTGTTCACCGTGGTCAGCATCGCGCGGTCCTACGCCCTGCGGCGGCTGTTCGAGGCCGTGCGGGTACGCTACTATGCACCTTGCACCGCACTAATTGATCCAAATCGACGAGCCAAATGCCGAAAATGTTCAAAGACAGAGCATTCGATGTCGAACACGCGTTGATCATGTATGCGAAGAGCTATGTCACGATGCCCGCGTTCGGCATATATGAGGACGAGCTTATCGCCCCACTTCTCGAGCAGATCCGGCACTGCCACATCTACATAATTGGCCTAACGCCTAAGCTTGAATTCGTAGGTGCCACGCAGGAAGAGCAAGTCCTCATAACCAGTGTCGAAATTGGCAGTCAATGCTACGACTTGCGTTGGCAACTCCCGGAGGGAGTAACCCTCAAGGGCAATAATCAAGATGGGTGGTACGTAGAGGATGGTTCGAGCGACAAATACTTTCCAACTGAGTCCATGATTGGACAACGGCTTTCGGCTGAACATAATGCTGTCGATTTTGAGGTGCTATACATCGGGCAAGCATTTGGTGAGAGCGGTTCGCGAAATGCGCTTGATCGGCTGAAGAAGCATGAGACGCTGCAGAAGATCGCCGTGAAGGGTATTCCTGGCGGCTACAGCCTCACCATCCTCATGCTTGCGGTTGAACCTGCAAACCAACTGGTGACCACTTTCAACCCTTGGGCCAAGGACAAAAGCCAAGGCTCAGAAAGAATCAAGAAGGGTATAGACAAGCTTTTCGGCACTACTGAGGCGGAGCGGACAACATTATACGAGGCTTCGCTCATTCGATATTTCCAGCCAAAGTTCAATAAGGAGTTCAAGAACAGTTTCCCTTCGACAAATATGAAGCTGTTGGCCGACTGTTACGAGAAAGACTTCTCCGCACTGGTCGCAGAGATATCAATTGATGAACTACCTTTTCAACTATTCAGCGACGTAGTAGCCCATAAGCGCAACCACATTGCAAAACACGACCTTCACACCGATGAGAACCGCCGCGTCTTCTTCGCCTAACACGGGCGGCAAGGGGCTTTTAGCTTTGAAAACCGAACGTCTCGTAATCAAAAACGCTGCCGCCCCGGTGGGACGGCAGCAACCAGCTTGTCGAGGTAGGGTGGGTCAAGCTGCCGGGAGCCGATAGACCCGCCCCCGATCCTCGACCTTCTCCGAGGTCACATCGAGCCCGAGTTTCTTCTTCAGCGCCCCGGCCATCGCGCCGCGCACAGTGTGCGAATGCCAGCCCGTCGCGGCCATGATCTCCTCGATGGTCGCGCCGTCCGGCGCGCGCAGCATGGCGATCAGCGTGGCCTGTTTGGTGCCCTCGCGCGGCGTCCGCGTCTTGGGCGCAGCCTTCGGTTCGGTGGAGGCCTCCGGCGCAGGCTCCTCGGTCGGCGCTTCCGTCGCGCCCGCAGGCGCGGTGTTCGCGTCCTCGGGCTCGATGCCGATGGCGGCGAGGCCTGCGTCGGTGGCGATCAGCGTGACGCCGTGGCCGTCGCCGGTCTCGCGCCAGACGAGCTCGCCCTTGCGCAGGTCAGCGTCGACCTCTTCGAGGAAGCCCTTCGCGAGCATCGCGCCGACCACCTTGGCGGCAGCGCCGCCGCGCAGGCTCTCGGGCAGCGGCAGGGCGATGTGCTCGGGCCGCTGGGCGGCGGCGCTCAGGATCAGGGCTTGGGTGTCGGAAAGCTTGGTCATCTTCGTCTCCCGTATCGGGGCGCGCGGAATGCGGGCCCTTCTACGAGGTCGAGCCCGCCAGTCGGCGGGCGGGACCGGGAGCGGGTCGTCTCACTCGGCGTGTTCGCCTTCGCTGAAGGCCATGTCGGTGATCTCGCGCAGCTTGGCGCGGTAGTGGTTCAGGTTGCCGACATGGCCCCAGTTGATCTCGTCGGGGTTGGTCTCGAAATGGTCCGCGCTGAGGGTGGCCAGCCGCTCCAGCATCGCGTCGATCTCGGTCTTCGCGGCGATGAAGGCGTCGAGGGCTTTCGTGTTGTCGGTCGCGCGGCGGGTCATCGGGGTGGCTCCTTGGGTCGAGTTGCATCGCTTCGTTGGAGTGACGTTCGCTCTCTCCGCCGTGCTTATCAACTCGATAAGCACATGATTTCGAATGATAATCGGAGCCGCCGATGCAGGGCATGAGCGAGCGCCAGTACGCCGCCCATGTCGGGCTGTCGCGGGGCGCGATCCAGAAGGCGAAGACCGCCGAACGGCTGGTCCTCTATCCCGACGGCAGCATCAACGCGGCGGCCAGCGACGCTAGGCGTGCCGAGACGACGGACCCGTCGAAGACCCGCAAGCCGCCCGCGCCGAAGCTGAAGCCGGTTCCCGAGGCGGCGGTGGCCGCCGTCGGCGACACGCTCCGCGAACAGGGGCTGGCGGTTCCAGCGGTAGGTGGCGGCACGACGTTCCTGCAGGCGAAGACGGCGAACGAGGTGCTGAAGGCGCAGGAGCGGCGCATCCGGCTCCAGAAGCTGAAGGGGGAGTTGATCGAGCGGGCCCGCGCGCTGGCGCTGGTGTTCCGGCTGGCGCGGGAGGAGCGGGACACGTGGGTGAACTGGCCCGCGCGCGCGGCAGCGCTGATGGCGGCAGAGCTCTCGGCCTCGTGCAGCGACGCAACGGGCCAGCAGATCACCGTGGAGCCAGCCGCGATGCAGAAGGTCCTTGAGAAACATGTCCGTGCCCACCTCGACGAGCTTGCCGAGGTCCGGCCCGACTTCCGGTGATGATGATGGCCTGACGGACTTCGACGGCGCGGGCGAGATCCTGCGCGCCTGGGGCAACGGGCTGCGGCCCGACCCGGACCTGACGGTCTCGGAATGGGCGGACCGGCACCGGATGCTGTCGGGCCGCGCCTCGGCCGAGCCGGGGCGGTATCGTACGGTGCGCACGCCCTACATGCGCGAGATCATGGACCGGCTGTCGCCGGGCGATCCCACGCAGCGGATCGTGTTCATGAAGGCCGCACAGGTCGGCGCGACCGAAGCGGGCAACAACTGGATCGGGTTCGCGATCCACCAGGCGCCGGGCCCGATGCTGGCGGTCCAGCCGACCGTGGAACTGGCGAAGCGGAACTCGCGCCAGCGGATCGACCCGCTGATCGACGAGAGCCCAGAGCTGCGGGAGCGGGTGAAGCCTGCGCGGTCCCGCGACGCGGGCAACACGATGCTGTCCAAGGAATTCGCGGGCGGCATCCTGATCATGACGGGCGCGAACTCGGCGGTCGGGCTGCGGTCGACCCCGGCGCGGTACATCTTCCTCGACGAGGTCGACGCCTATCCGGCCTCGGCCGACGAGGAAGGCGATCCCGTCACGCTGGCCGAGGCCAGGTCGCTGACCTTCGCCCACCGGCGCAAGGTGCTGCTGGTCTCGACGCCGACGATCCGAGGGCTGTCGCGCATCGAGCGGGAGTACGAGGCGAGCGACCAGCGGCGGTTCTTTGTGCCATGTCCGCATTGCGGCCATGCGCAGTGGCTGAAGTTCGACCGGCTGCGCTGGCAGAAGGGCCGCCCGGAGACGGCGGAATATCACTGCGAGGGCTGCGAGACGCCCATCGCGGAACATCACAAGACGGCCATGCTGGAGGGCGGCGAATGGCGGGCGACCGCTACGGCCGCGGATCCGACCACGGTCGGGTATCACCTCTCGGCGCTCTGTTCGCCGATCGGCTGGCTGAGCTGGGAGCGGATCGTGCGGGCATGGGAGGGGTGCCAAGGGTCGGACGAGGCGATCAAGGCGTTCCGCAACACGATCCTCGGCGAGACATGGGTCGAGACCGGGGAGGCGCCGGACTGGCAGCGGCTCTACGACCGCCGTGATCGCTGGACATCCGGCACGGTGCCTGCCGGCGGGCTGTTCCTGACTGCCGGTGCGGACGTGCAGAAGGACCGGATCGAGGTCGATGTCTGGGCCTGGGGTCGCGGGCTGGAAAGCTGGCTCGTCGATCATGTCGTGATCGAGGGCGGGCCGGATCGGCACGACGCGTGGTCGGACCTGACCGCGCTGCTCGACCGAAGCTGGCCGCATGAACGCGGCGCGCATCTTCGGATCGCGCGGCTCGCCATCGACACGGGCTACGAGGCCCCGGCGGTCTATTCCTGGTCGCGGGCTCAAGGCTTCGCGCAGGTGTCGCCGGTGAAGGGCGTCGAGGGCTTCAACCGCTCAAGCCCGGTCTCGGGCCCGACCTTCGTCGACGCGACCGAGGGCGGAAAACGTCTGCGGCGCGGGGCGCGGCTCTGGACCGTGGCGGTGTCGACCTTCAAGGCCGAGACCTATCGCTTCCTGCGGCTGGAACGTCCGACCGAGGAAGACATGGCCGAGGGGGCGGCGTTTCCGCCCGGCTCGATGCATCTGCCGCACTGGGTCGAGAACGAATGGCTCAAGCAGTTCGTGGCCGAACAGCTGGTGACGGTGCGCACCAAGCGCGGCTTCGCCCGGCTGGAATGGCAGAAGCTCCGCGAGCGCAACGAGGCGCTGGACTGCCGGGTCTATGCCCGCGCCGCCGCATGGATCGCGGGCGCGGATCGCTGGTCTGAGGCGAAATGGCGCGACCTCGAGGATCAGCTCGGGGCCGCCCCCACCGACACCGATCCCGCCGGGCAGATCAACCGGCCGGGACAAGCCCCACAGGGCAAGCGCCGCTCCGACTGGCTCGGACGGCGCGGAGGATGGTTCTGAACATGACGGACTGGACGGAAACCGAGCTCTCGGCGCTGCGCCGGGCCTATGCCAGCGGCACGACCCGAGTCAGCTATGACGGCAAGTCCGTCGACTACGGTTCGGCCGAGGATCTGCTGGCGCGCATCCGCACCATCGAGCGCGCCATCGCCGGGACGACCCGACCGCTGCCGGTGGCCGGGCTCGCGGGCTTTAGCCGCGGGGATCGCTGATGCCCGCGACCTGGTTCGACCACGCCATCGCCACGGTGGCGCCGCGCATGGCCGCGCGCCGCGTGATGGCGCGTCAGGCCTTCGAGACCCTGACGCGCGGCTACGATGGGGCGGCACGCGGGCGGCGCACAGAGGGCTGGCGCGCGCCGGGATCCTCGGCCGACACCGAGATCGGCGTCGCCGGGGCGCTCTTGCGCGACCGGATGCGCGATCTGGTGCGCAACAACCCGCATGCGGCCAAGGCCGTGGCGGTGCTGGTCAACAACATCATCGGCGCGGGCATCATGCCGCGCGCCGCGAGCGGCGACGACAAGCTCGACCGCAAGGTCGATGCGCTCTTCGAACGCTGGACGGCGGAGTGCGACGCCGACGGCCAGCTGGACTTCTATGGACTGCAGACTCTGATCTGCCGCGAGATGGTCGAGGCGGGCGAGGTGCTGGTGCGCCGCCGTCTGCGCCGGGCGAGCGACGGTCTGCCTGTGCCGCTGCAATTGCAGGTGCTGGAGGCCGACTTCCTCGACGCCACGAAATCCGGCGCACTCGGCGTGGGGCGGCTGGTGCAGGGGATCGAGTTCGACCCGGTCGGCAGGCGCCGGGCCTACTGGCTGCATGCCGAGCATCCGGGCGACGCCTACGGCGCACTGCAGAACGGGTTGCAGAGCCGCCCGGTGCCCGCGACCGAGATCGCCCATGTCTACGAGAAGCAGCGCACGCAGGCGCGCGGCGTCCCCTGGGGCGCGCCGGTGATCCGCAGCTTGCGCGATCTCGACGATTACGAGGTGGCCGAACTGGTCCGCAAGAAGACCGAGGCCTGCGTCACCGCCATCGTCTTCGGCGACGACGAGGGCCAGCAAGGGATCGCGCCCTCCGTGGTCGATGCCGACGGCAACCGGGTGGAGCAGTTCGAGCCGGGGCTGATCGCCTATGCCCGGGGCGGCAAGGACATCCGCTTCAACCAGCCGTCAGCGACGGGGGGCTACGGCGAGTACAAGCGGGCCAGCCTGCACACGATCTCGGCCGGGTTCCGGGTGCCCTATGAGCTGCTGACCGGGGACCTCAGCCAGGTCAACTATTCCTCGATCCGGGCGGGTCTCGTGGAATTCCGGCGCCAGATCGACGCCGTGCAGTGGCAGTTGTTCATCCCGATGTTCTGCGCGCCGGTCTGGCGCTGGTTCACCGAGGCTGCGTGGGCGGCGGGGCAGATCCCGTCGCCGATTGTACCGGTCGAATGGTCGCCGCCGAAGTTCGAGGCGGTCGATCCGCAGAAGGACGCGATGGCGAACCTGCTGTCGATCCGCTCGGGCACCATGACGCTGGCCGAGGTGATCGCCCGCCAGGGACGCAATCCCGATGCGGTGCTGGCCGAGATCGCCGCGACCAACGCCAAGCTCGATGCGCTGGGACTGGTGCTCGACAGCGACCCGCGCCGCGTCACCAAGACCGGCAGCGCGCAGAGCAACGATGCGGCGACCGATCCGGCTGCTGACGAACCGGACACGGACGACCCGGCCGCCGACGCGGATGAAACCGATCCGGCGCAGGCCGACCAACAGGACTGACCCCATGGACACGATGATCGAACTGCCGGCCATGCGCCCGGCGGCGGATGCCGCCTATTCTATGATTGGCACGCGAAGCGTGCGCGCGGCGGAGCTTGCGCCGAACACGGCCGATGCCGACAGCCGCACCGTCGAGGTGGTCTGGTCGGCAGGCGCGCGCGTCCGTCGCGCCACCTTCTTCGGCGAGCCCTATGACGAGGAGTTGAGCCTCGACCCCGCCCATGTCCGGCTCGACCGGCTGAACGCGGGCGCGCCGTTCCTCAAGGTGCACGAGCTCGACACGCTCGACGCGGTTATCGGCTCGGTCGTACCGGGTTCCGCCCGGATCGAGAACGGGCGCGGCATCGCGCTGGTGCGGATCAGCGAACGCGCCGATGTCGAGCCGATCTGGCGCGACATCCAGGCCGGGCACATCCGCGCGGTGTCCATCGGCTATCAGGTCCATCGCTTCGAGGTCTCGAAACCCGAGGCCGCCCGCGAGCTTTGGCGCGCGGTGGACTGGACGCCGTTCGAGGTCTCCGCCGTCGCGGTCGGCGCCGACCCCGCCGCCGGTTTCCGGGCTCAGCATCCCCTTCACGACTGCGTCCTTCACCGCCGGGACGCCCCTTCCAGCACGAAAGGACCGATCCCGATGACGGACAAGACCGAAGCCCCGGCGAGCGACGCCGCACCCGCCACCACCCAGCCGACCGAGCCGGTCGAAACCGAGGACACCCCCATGACCGAGCCGAAAGCGGCTGCGCCCGACCCGAAGGTCGCCGCAGTGGAAACCCGCGCGCATCCCAAGACCGACGCCCCCGCTGCGTCTGACACCGAAGCGGTCGCGACCCGCGCCCGCGAGGCGGAGCGCGACCGCGTCTCCACCATCTACGATCTGGCCGGGCGGCTGAACCTCGAGCGCGGCTTCGCCGAGGATCTGGTCAAGCGCGGCGTCAGCGTCGACGAGTCCCGCCGCCTGATCCTCGATCAGGTCGCCGCCAAGTCGGACGAGACCCGGACCTTCCCCCACGTCTCCGTCCCCCTCGGCGGCCGGGACGAGCGCATCACCCGCCGCGACGCCGTGGCGAACGCGCTGCTGCACCGCTACAGCCCGACCCTCTTCCAGCTGGAGGACGCCGCACGCCAGTATCGCGGCATGACGCTGCTGGAACTCGCCCGCGAAAGCCTCGGCAATGCCGGGGTCAACACGCGCGGTCTGTCGCGCGACGAGGTGGCGACGCGGGCCCTGCATTCGACCTCGGACTTCCCCGAGATCCTCTCGGCGGTCACCAACAAGACCCTGCGGCAGGCCTACGAGGCCTATCCCCGCACCTTCATGCTGTTCTGCCGCCAGGTGCTGGCGACCGACTTCAAGGCGATGCACCGGGTCCAGCTCGGCGAAGCGCCGCAGCTTCTGGAGGTCGGCGAAAGCGGCGAGTTCAAGCGCGGGACGCTGGGCGAGAGCAAGGAGAGCTACAAGGTCAAGACCTATGGCCGGGTGGTCGCGATCACCCGCCAGACGCTGATCAACGACGATCTCGACGCCTTCACCCGCATCCCGGCGATGTACGGCAACTCCATCGCCCAGCTGGAGTCGGACGTGGTCTGGGGCATCATCACCGCCAACCCGGCGATGGCCGACGGCAACGCGCTGTTCCACACCACCCACAAGAACCTCGCCGGGACCGGCACGGCGTTGGCGGTGGATGCGGTGGGCGCGGCGCGGGCGGCCATGGCCAAGCAGACCGGGCTCGACAAGAAGACGGTGCTGAACGTCCGCCCCGCCTTCCTGATCGTCCCCGCCTCGCTGGAACTGAAGGCCGAGCAGCTGGTCGCGCAGAACCTCGTGCCCGCCGCGACCGCGAGCGTGGTGCCGCAGTCGATCCGGACGCTGGCGCCGATCAGCGAGCCCCGGCTCGACGCCGCCAGCGAGACCGCCTGGTATCTGGCGGCCAGCCCGAACCAGATCGACACCATCGAGTACGCCTATCTCGAGGGCCAGCAAGGCGCGTATATCGAGACCCGCAACGGCTTCGACGTCGACGGCGTCGAGATCAAGTGCCGCCTCGACTTCGGCGCCAAGGCCATCGACTGGCGCGGCCTCTACAAAAACCCGGGCGCATAACCGAGCCACCACTGAAATCTCAACTCTGACAGGCGGTCCAATCGGGCCGCCCACGTTCGTTCGCAAAGGATCCCGCAATGAAAAACTACATCCAGCCCGGCAACACCATCACCCTGACCGCGCCCTATGCCGTGACCTCCGGCGACGGTCTGCTCGTCGGCTCCATCTTCGGCGTGGCCGCCGGGGATGCCGCTAATGCCGAAACGGTCGAGGCCGCGCTCGTCGGCATTTTCGATCTGAAAAAGGTCGCGTCCCAAGCCTGGTCTGCCGGTGACAAGGTCTATTGGGACAACACCAACAAGGAAGCCACCAAGACCGCCACGGCGAATACGCTGATTGGCGTAGCCACCGAAGCTGTTGCGGGCGGCGCGGGCGACGTGATCGGCCGCGTGCGCCTGAACGCGAGCTTCTGATGACGGCGTTTGCCGCCGTCATGGATGCGCTGTTCGCCGATCCGAATATCGGTCGGGAAGCGGTCTACACCTCCGACGGCGGCGCGCCCGTGCTGGTGCGCGTCGTCTCCCGGCAGGCTGATGCAATCACCGACCTCGGCGACGCGCGGCTCTGGTCGGAAACGACCCGGGTCGACCTGCGCGTCGCGGAGGTTCCGACCCCGCGTCCCGGCGACCGATTGGAAATCGACGGCGACGCCTTCCTCATCCAGGGCGAACCCCTCCGCGACCGCGAGCGGCTGGTCTGGACCGTCGATGTGAGGCCCGCGTGAACGCCATGAGATTGAAGCTCGACATTGATCCCGACATTGTGGCCATGATGGCGGCTGAGGTCGCGGCGGGCGAACGCGCCGTGACCGCCGCCATGCGCGAGGCCGGGACCGGGCTGAAGTCGGCATGGCGGCTGCAGATCACCGGCGCGGGACTCGGCACACGGCTGGCCAACTCGATCCGCAGCCAGAACTTCCCGAGGTCGGGCGAGAGCCTGGACGCCGCGGCGCTCGTCTGGTCGAAAGCCCCCGTCATCGTCGGCGCGCATGACACCGGCCCGCTGATCCGGTCGAAGAACGGGTTCTGGCTGGCGATCCCGCTGCCTGCGGCGGGCAAATCCCTGCGCGGCGGCCGGATCACGCCCGGAGAGTGGGAACGGCGGCGCGGCCTGCGCCTGCGCTTCGTCTATCGCCGCACGGGGCCGAGTCTACTGGTGGCGGAGGGACGACTGAACACCAAGGGCCAGGCGGTGGTGTCGCGCTCCACGACCGGGCGCGGCAAGGTCACCGCGCCGATCTTCCTGCTGGTGCCGCAGGTCAAGCTGCCGAAGAGGCTGGACCTCGCGCGGGATGCCAACCGTGCGTTGGACGGTGTGCCGGGGCTGATTGTCGCGAACTGGGTGGAGGGAAGGGTTAGATGATCAGGCGCGCGCCTCAACCTCTCGCTCTTCTCGCGCCGCGCGGCGCCGACGACGGGGTTCCTCAGTGTCTCCGAGCCCTTCGAGTGCGACAGGAGCCTTGCCGGGGAATTCGACCATCAGCTTGAGGTTGCCACCCATCGCGCGCACGTAGCTCGTGAGCGTCGAGAGGAGCAGATCACTCTGACGCTCGTATTTCGCCACCGTTGCCTGCTGAATGCCGAGCGTGTCCGCAAGTTGGACCTGGGTCATCTCCTTGGCTTTCCGCAGCTCCTGCAGCGTCAGGTACTCCATATGCAGACGATCCGCCTCGGCCTCGACGCCAGCACGCCGGGCGGGATCGAGGGCAGCCAGCTTGTCCTTGAGAGTCCGTGCCATGATCGTCATCCTTTCCGTCTCTCGAGATGGCTGTCGAACCGTTCGTCGGCCCGGGCGATCAACTGCTTGTAGAAGCGCTTCTCGCTGCCACCTGATTTGTCCCCGCCGACAAGCAGGATCGCCTGCCGGTCGGGATCGAATGCGAAGGCGATGCGCCATACGCCGTCAGCGGCGTTGCAGCGCAATTCCTTCATGTTCGCGTGCTTCGACCCTGTCAGGGTGTCGGCATGCGGTCGACCGAGCGATGGCCCCTCGCGTTCCAGCAGGAGCGCGCGTGCCAGGATCGCGTCCTGCACCTCTTGCGGGAGTTCGTCGAACTCCGGCTCGAACTCCTCTGCGAACGAAACGGTCCACGGCATCCGGTCCTCATGTCTTGGAGGCTATATAGCCTTGAAGCACTAATTTTGCAATAACGACTCTTAGAGCGTCCGTACATGCCCACCCCTCGTGAAACAATCCTCGCCGCGCTGCATGCGCGGCTCTCGGAGTTGCCCGCTACCGCCCTTCGCGGCGAGGTTCTGCCCGAGCGCGTCCCGGCCGAGGGCCTCCTGATCCTGCGCGACGGCGAGCCGGGGGAGCCGGAGGTCACGCTGTCGCCGCTGCGCTATCACTACCAGCACCGAGCCGAGATCGAGGCGGTCGTTCAGGGCGCGGCGCGTGACGCCGCCTTCGACACGCTCTGCGCCAACATCGGCTCGGCGATTGCCGCCGACCGGACGCTGGGCGGGCTCTGCGATTGGGTCGAGGCGGAAGCGCCGCGCCCGATCGATCTGCCGGTCGAGGGCGCCGCGAGCCTGAAGGCCGCCGTGATCCCGGTGGTGCTGCATTATTCCACGGCCGACCCGCTGGCCTGACCCAACCGACCACAGGAGACGAACATGGCACGAGCCCAGGGGGCGCGGGCGCTGATGGCGCTTGCGTTCGAGACGACCTATGGAACGCCGCCCGCCAGCGGCTTCACCCGCATGCCTTTCGCCAGCACCTCGCTGGGAGCCGAACAGCCACTGCTGAACTCGGAACTGCTGGGCTACGGCCGCGATCCGCTGGCGCCGATCAAGGACGCGGTCACGGCCGATGGCGATGTCGTCGTGCCGCTCGACGCGGAGGCCTTCGGCTTCTGGCTGAAGGCGGCGTTCGGGGCGCCCACGACCACGGGCGCGGATGCGCCGTACACCCACGAGTTCCAGTCGGGGTCCTGGACACTACCCAGCATGTCGATCGAGACCGGCATGCCGGAGGTGCCGCGCTATGCGATGTACTCGGGCTGCGTGCTCGACCAGATCACCTGGCAGATGCAGCGCTCAGGGTTGCTGACCGCGACGGCGCGGCTGGTGGCGCAGGGCGAGACGGTGGGCACGACCACCAGCGCAGGCACCCCGGCAGCGCTCGAACTGAAGCGCTTCGGCCACTTCAACGGGGCGATCACCCGCAACGGCTCTGCCCTCGGGAACGTCGTCTCGGCCGAGATCACCTATGCCAACAACCTCGACCGGATCGAGACCATCCGCTCGGACGGTCGCATCGACGGCGCGGACCCTTCCATCGCGGCGCTGACCGGCCGGATCGAGGTGCGCTTTGCCGACCAGACGCTGGTGACGCAGGCCATCAACGGCGAGGCCTGCGAGATGGAGTTCGCCTACGTCCTGCCCTCGGGCGAGAGCTTCACCTTCACCGTGCACGCCGTCTACTTGCCGCGACCCCGCATCGAGATCTCCGGGCCTCAGGGCGTCCAGGCGACGTTCGACTGGCAGGCCGCGCGCGACAGCACCGTCGGACGGATGTGCACCGCCACACTGATCAACGACATCGAGGAATACTGATGCTGACGCTCGACCTGACGAACGCTCCCCGCTGGCATGATCTGGCGGCGCCCGGCGTCCGGGTGCAGCTGCGCCCGCTGACCACCGCGCTGATGGTGGCGACGCGCAGCGATGCCGCTGTCGAAGCCATCCCCGAAGATGCCTCCGACGAGGAACGGGCCGTCGCCTTCGCCAAGGCGCTGGCGCGACGGGCGGTGCTCGCATGGGACGGCATCGGCGACGCTGACGGCAACCCTATCGAGCCGGGCCCGGCGGCCATCGACGCGCTGCTCGACATCTGGCCGATCTTCGAGGCGTTCCAGCTGACTTATGTCTCCAAGGGCTTGCTGCTGGAACAGGAAAAAAACGGCTCCGCGCTCTCGCCGAATGGTCCTTCGGCGGGGGCGCGCGATACTGCGAAGCCTGCGCGCAAGCCTGCCCGGACTGCCCGGACTGCCCGGCGCGGCTGAACCGTCCGGAAACTCCGGAGGGGTGGCAGGTCTGGGACCTCGTCGGTCGTCTCGGCGGCCAGCTTCGCGTGCTGCCGGGCGCGGTGATCGGCTGGGACCTGTCGGCAGCGCTCTCGCTTGGTGACGCGCTCGGCGTGCCGCCGCTCGCCATGGCCGAACTGCTGCCCGTCATCGAGGCGGCGATGGTGGCCAAACTTAACGAACAGATGGATCATTCCCATGGCTGAGAAGCGAGTCTCCGTCCGCCTTGCGGCCGTGGGCGGGCGGCAGGTGCGCGCCGAACTGGAAGGCGTGGGCGAAGCCGGGTCGCGGGGCTTTGGCCGTCTAAGCCGCGAGATGGAAGCGGCCAACGCACGGCTCGCGGCTTTCTCGCGCCGGGCCCGAATCGCGCTCAGCGCGGCGGCGGCTGGCGTCACCACGGCGCTTGCCGCCATGACCCGCGCCACCATCCAGGCGGCCAACCAGACGCAGCAGTTTGCGCAGGTGGCGAACACCGCCCCCGAGGCGTTTCAGCGCTGGGCGGGCGCGTCGCGCACCGTGGGCATCGAGCAGGAGAAGCTCGCCGACATCCTGAAGGACGTGAACGATCGCGTCGGCGACTTCCTGAGCACGGGCGGCGGCCCGATGGCCGATTTCTTCGAGCGGGTGGCGCCGCGGGTCGGTGTCACTGCCGATCAGTTCGCGCGTCTGTCCGGACCCGAGGCGCTGCAGCTCTATGTGGATACGCTGGAGCGCGCAGGCCTCAGCCAGCAGGAGATGACCTTCTATCTCGAGGCCATGGCCTCCGACGCCACCCGGCTGCTGCCGCTTCTCAGGAATGGCGGGGCCGAGATGGAACGGCTCGGCAACCAGGCCTCCGACCTCGGCGCGGTGCTGGACGCCAGAGCCATCCAGGCGCTGCAGCGCACCCAGATCGCGCTGGTCGGGGTCTCCCAGGTGTTCGAGGGCATCCGCAACCGGATCGGTGTGGCGCTGGCCCCGGCGGTGGAGTGGCTGGCCAACGCCTTCGTCAGCCTTGCGTCCGAAGGCGGGGCCCTCGGGCGTGCGCTCGACGCTCTGATCGGCAACATCGGGCGGCTGGCCACCTATGCCGCGACCTTCGTCGCCCTCATGGCGGGCCGCTGGGTGGCGGGATTCGTCGCCGCAGCGCTTTCCGTGCGCGGGCTTGCCACGGCGCTCGTGCTCCTGCGCGGTGCGCTGATCCGCACCGGCATCGGCGCGCTGATCGTCGGCGCGGGTGAGCTCGTCTACCAGTTCACTCGCCTCGTGTCCGGCGCGGGCGGGTTCGGCGAGGCGATGTCGCTCCTGAAGGACCTCGCCGTCGAGGTCTGGGAGCGGATCCGCATGGGCGCGGCGGTGGCTGGGGCCGCTGCCACCGCGATGTTCTTCGACCTGAAGGCCGACGCCGCCTCCGGGATGCAGAGCGCCATCGAAAGTGTCGTCGGATTCGGCAACACCGCGGCGAACACCTTCGAAGGCGCCTACGAAGCGATCAAGGCGATCTGGGGTCTGCTGCCCGCCGCCATCGGCGATCTGGCGTTCCAGGCGGCCAACAGCCTGGTCGACGGCGTCGAGGCGATGCTGAACGGCGTGGTCTCGCGCATCAACGGCTTCATCGGCGGCATCAACCAGGGGCTGGAAGCCCTCGGGTCGGAGCGGCGCATCTCGCTGGTGCCGGACCTCGACCTTGGGCAGATCGAGAACCGCTTCGAGGGTGCGGCCAGTGCTGCCACGACGGCCGCGCAGGCGGCGTTCGACCGGGCCTTCGAGGACAATCCGCTGACCGCGCCCGATCTCGGCCTGACCGAGGCGGCGAACCGGGCACTCGAGTCCGCGAACTTCTACCGTGGCGCGGCCCGCGATCTGGCCGAGGGGGCCCGCGCGCCCCTCGAAAGCTGGCAGGCCCTGCGCGATGCGGTGCGCGGTACCGACGAGGCCAGTGCCGATGCGCTGACCGAGGCCACCGGCGCGGCCGAACGGCTGGAGACGGCGCTTGGTGAAGCCGGACGTGCCGCCACAGGTGCTGGTGCGGCGGCCGGAGCCGCCGCCGTTGCCGCGGAGCCTGCGACCGAGGCCGCCGTCACCGGGTGGCAGGCGGTCACTGCGGCGCTGTCGGACTACGCCAGCAAGGCCCGCGACATCGGTGGCGACATCGGCCAGAGCCTCGTCGGCGCCTTCCAGTCGGCCGAGAACGCGGTGGGCGAGTTCGTGAAGACCGGCAAGCTGAACTTCCGCGACCTGGTCACCTCGCTGCTGGCCGATCTCGCCCAGCTGGCGGCGCGGCGCTTCATCCTGGGACCGATCGCCAATGCACTCTCGGGTGTCTTCGCTGGTGCGGGTGGCATCTTCGCCAACGTCCTGCATGCGGGCGGGATGGTCGGATCGGCTGGGCCGTCGCGCATGGTCCCGGCGATGGCCTTCGCCGCGGCGCCCCGGATGCATTCGGGCGGCATGGCTGGCCTCCGCCATGACGAGGTGCCCGCGATCTTGCAGCGCGGCGAGCGGGTGCTGTCCCGTCGCGAGGCCCAGAGCTACGGCGCGGGTGGTGGCGTCAATGTCACCATCATGGCCCGCGACGCCGAGAGCTTCCGGCAGTCCCGCACACAGGTCGCCGCCGACATCGCCCGCGCGGTGTCGCTCGGGCGGAGGGGCATGTGACCGACCTGAGGAAGCCGCTCACGCCTGCACCAATCCGGCGACGAGCCCGATCGACAGCAGTCCGAGCCAGCATGCAGCAAGTCGGCGAAACAGGATGGGCGGACCGTCCTGTGTCCGGTGGCGACCGATCCGGTCGCCGAACGCGGCCCAGAGACTCGCCACCACGACGATCAGAAGGCAGAAGGCGCCGAGCCTTGGCAGAAAATCCGGCGAGGCCGCTGCAGGCAGCAGGACAAGACCGAAGATCAGTCCCTTGGGGTTCAGGAGCGTTGTCACGAATACGCGTCGCCACGTCACGGCGGCCCGATCCGCGACTTCCGCGTCCGGGCGCCAGAGCCTGACGGCCAGATACATCACCCAGACGGCCGCCGCGAGCGTCACGACATCGCCTGCGACAGGCCAGCGGTCGACCAGGGCCTGCCCGAACAGCGCAAGCGGCACCACGACCGCAAGGTAGCCCGCGATTTCGGCTCCGATCAGGGGCAATGCGCGCCGCAGGCCAACGCTGGCGCCCGCGAGCGCGAGGAGCGTGTTCGTCGGCCCCGGCGTCAGAAGCAGACCGCCAACGGCAAAGAGAAACTCGACCAGTCCCAGAACTCCACCCTCCTGCAGTTGCGACTGGATACATCCAACGCCCGCCGCCGGAAATCCCTGACTTGGATCAACCGGATGCGAGTGCCGGTTTCCCGCGGGCGGCAGCATCGGCAACAGGGGCAAGACGATCATGGCGTTTCACGAGGTCCGGTTTCCCGACAATATCAGTCGCGGCGCGCGGGGCGGGCCGGAGCGGCGCACGCAGATCGTCGAGCTTGCCTCCGGCGACGAGGAGCGCAATGCGAGCTGGGCCAACTCGCGCCGTCGCTACGATGTCGCCTACGGCATCCGCCGCGCCGACGATCTCGCGGCGGTCGTCGCCTTCTTCGAGGCGCGCAACGGGCGCCTGCACGGGTTCCGGTTCAAGGACTGGGGTGACCACAAGTCCTGTCTGCCTTCGGGCACGCTGTCGCCCACCGATCAGGCGATCGGCACCGGCGACGGCACGACGACCGCTTTCCAGCTGGTGAAGCGTTACGCCTCCGGGGCGCAATCCTGGACGCGCGCCATCGCCAAGCCGGTGGCGGGCAGCGTGCGCATCGCGCTCGGCGGGGTCGAGCAGCCCTCCGGCTGGTCGGTCGACACCGCCACCGGCGTCGTCACCTTCAGCGCCGCGCCGGGATCCGGCGTCGCGATCACCGCGGGCTTCGAGTTCGACGTGCCGGTCCGCTTCGACACCGATGCGCTCGACATCACCCTCGACCTAGAGCGGCTCGGCTCGATCACCTCCATTCCGCTGCTGGAACTGCGCCGATGAAGACCTTTGCTCCTGCCTTGCAGGCCCATCTCGACGAGGGCACGACCACGCTCGCGTGGTGCTGGCGGATCGTCCGCGCCGACGGCGTGAGCTTCGGCTTCACCGATCACGACCGGACGCTCAGCTTCGACGGGATGGACTTCGAGCCCGAGAGCGGGCTCACGGCCTCCGAGGTCCGTTCGGGCTCGGACCTCTCGGTCGATGCGCAGGATGCAGAGGGCGTGCTGACCTCCGACAGGATCACCGAAACCGACATCCTCGACGGCCGCTGGGACAACGCGGAGATCGAGGTCTGGCGGGTAAACTGGGCCGACACCGGACAGCGCGTGCTGATGCGGCGCGGCGCCATCGGTCAGATCCGGCGCGGGCGGCTGGCCTTCGTGGCCGAGGTCCGTTCGCTCGCGCATGTGCTGGGCCAGACGGTCGGGCGGACGTTCCAGGCGACCTGCGACGCCGCGCTCGGCGATGCGCGCTGCGGCGTCGATCTCGAGGATCCGGCGTTCAAGGGTACGGGCGCCGTCATCGATCTCCTGCGCGACCGGGCCTTCACCGCCTCGGGTCTCGGCGGGTTCGCCTCCGGCTGGTTCACCTTTGGCACCATCGAATGGACCACCGGCGCGAATGCGGGCCGACGCACCGAGGTGTTGGGCCATGACGTCACGGATGGCATCGCGGTGCTGACCCTGCTCGAGGCGCCAGTGCGCGCCATCGCCGAGGGCGACGCCTTCACCATCCGCGCGGGCTGCGACAAGCGGATCGAGACCTGCGGGGCCAAGTTCGCGAACACCGCCAACTTCCGTGGCTTCCCGCACATCCCCGGCCAGGACGCGGTGCTGCGCTATGCCACGAAGGATGGTGGGCACGAGGGCGGCGTTCTCTGAGCATGCTGGAAGAGAACGCCGCCGTGTTGCGGACGTCGACTTTGTCGACACGGCTACCGCAGCGGGAACTTAAGGTCTTTCCCGAAGCTCAGGCCGGACACCTTGCAGTGGGTGCGAAGGGCCTGCTTCAGTTGGTCTTGGCTAATGTTCTTGCTGATCCACCATCCAGACTTGGTCAGCATGACCGGGAGATGAGGGCTGTGAGGATGGATTTCGTTTGGCTTCAGCGAGATAAGCCGTCGTCCTCTGGTGTGAATCGTTGCAAGAGAAAACAGAGCCTCCGGTGCAACAAATGCCGTCATGTCAACGACCCGCCCAAATACCTGGGCCAAAGTATTCGCGGAAAAAGCAACCCCAAGGAACTCGGCGGCGTACTTTCCGCGTTCCGAGATGACGGCATCCAGAATCGGCTGGTGGGACAGCCTGGTGGTAGAAGCAGGTGTGCGACGAACGCTTTCTCCAAGAGTGGATGCGATTTCGTCATCGAGCGCGGAGTGCATGTTTAGCAGGGCTTCAACGAAGGAGATGGGCAAAGACACGAGCACGGTTCGTGCGGAAGATTCGCAGTTCATGATCTCCTCCTACGCTTCCCGCTGTCTGCTTGAGACGGTTTCCGGTCCGAGCGGTAGAGCGTGATGACGTCTTCGCCATCGACAACTAACTTGGTGCCCCGCAAACGTTCTAGTTGCTGGATCTCGTGCCGGCGTCGCTCAATCTCGCGGACTGCGTCCTTGTCGCTTAGAAAGAAAGCATCGTCGGCGACACGCGTCGCGACACTGAAAACCAGACTGACGTCGGTGTTTCGGAAGCCTCGCTGGCGCATCCGTGTCTCGGCATGATGGGTGAAGCGCAGGTTATGCATCGTCGTTCTCCTTCGCTTCATCCGACGTTTCCACCGAACTTGGGACATCGAGGTCGTCGAGCAGCGACATAAGCTCATCGCGCTCCGTTCTACGCTTTGCGAGTTCTTCGTCGGGAATTCGACCGACGATCCATGCGATCCGCTCGGCAGCATTCTCGTCAACGAGCAAGTCGGCCGGGATTTCCCTTAGTCGCACGTGTCCTCGCAAGAGGGCATACTCGGCATCAGGGTCGCCTCCCGTCAGTTGAGCAATAAGATCGGCGCCGATCCGATACTCGGGCATACCCTCGCTGGTCTTCCAGCCGATGCCCCGATCAAACGAAACAGTCTTTGCTTCAACCTGCTTCGCGAAGTGGTCGAGGAAATCGGCGAAAGGGTTATTCTGAGATGGATCGAAACCGAAGTCGAAGGCATCAGGACCGACGTGCTCGCCAAACAGATCACGCTTCCCGATGGAGTCACGCTCCTCCGCCGCGCCGTCCAACGACCGATAGGCGGCATTAGCAAATGAGAAGTGTCCGCCTCCGAGGTCCATAAGCCGTTCGGCAGCGTCCTCTATCTCTGCGACCCGCTCACGTCGCCACGCGAGGCTTCCTTCGGCCAGCAATGTGGCAAACAGCGGCGCCATCACGATCTGCGAATGGATCGGAACGCCATAGATGTGCTGGACCATGTTGAACGCCATAGCTGTCTCTGCATCGAGCATCGTGCGCAAAGGTCGGTAGCCGAACTGCCGGAGAGACGCTTCACGCTCTGCTTCGTCCGTGGGGGGCTTGGAAAGTTCATCAAGGGTGACGCCAAGGGCTTTCGCCAAGCCCTCCGCGACCCGGTCATTGGCGGGATATGTGCCGTCCTTCGTGCTCTCGATGCGCTTGATGGTGGGCAGGCTGACCTTGTTCTTGCCCTTGGTGGCTTCAGCCAGTTGTTCCTGAGTCCAGCGCTTGCGGTCTCGGGAGTGTCTAAGTGCGTCCGGATGGATTGCAGTGGTCATGATTGAGCCTCCTAGTCTCTGGAGGGAATATGATGCCTATTGTTTGTCAAAACCAGCATCATCCTAGCTTAATGATACTAATTTTGCTGGTTATTAGGTGTCTCCACTCGCCATGGAGTGAGCCAAAAGGATCCTAATTATGAGCAAGAAATCCAGCTTTCGCCGACTTGGCGCTGCTCGTGATACTTCTCGGTATCAATCTGAGCCAGCAGTCTCTCAGGGGACCGTGACCGATCCCACCCGCGTCATCACCATTGCGCGGTCCTGGCTCGGCACCCCCTACCACGACCAAGCGAGCCTGCGGAACGTCGGCTGCGACTGCCTCGGGCTTGCGCGGGGCGTCTGGCGCGAGGTCGTCGGCCCCGAGCCGTTCCCGATCCCGCCCTACAGCCGGGACTGGGGCGAGACCGGGCCGCGCGAGGTTCTGGCCGAGGGCGCGCGGCGCATGATGATCGAGGTGTCGCCTGCCGAGGCTGGTCCCGGCGCGCTGGTGCTGTTCCGCATGAAGCCCCGCGCCATCGCCAAGCATGTCGGGATCGTGACAGGTCCCAACCTCTTCCTCCACGCCTACGAGCGGCTCGGCGTGATCGAGGAACCGCTCACGCAGTCCTGGCGACGGCGCATCGCCTTCGCCTTCCTGTTTCCACAACGCTGAGACCCCGACATGGCCACCCTCATTCTCGGCGCCGCCGGTGCCGCCATCGGCGGCTCGATCGGTGGCGCGATCCTCGGCGTCAGCGCGGCGACCATCGGTGGCTTCATCGGTTCCACCATCGGCTCGGTCGTCGACAGCTGGATCGTCTCCTCGCTCGCGCCGACGCAAAGGATCGAAGGCGCGCGGCTCGACAGCTTGCGCATCACGTCCGCGACCGAGGGCGCGGTCATTCCGCGGCTCTACGGCCGCATGCGGATGGGCGGCAACATCATCTGGGCGACGGATTTCCGCGAGGAGACGAAGACCACCACGCAGGGCGGCGGCAAGGGCGGCGGGGGCGGCAAGGTCAAGACCACCGAGTATCTCTACTACGCCTCCTTCGCCGTGGCGCTTTGCGAGGGTCCGATCACCGGCATCGGGCGCATCTGGGCCGACGGCAAGCCGATGGACCTCTCCGGCGTCACCTGGCGCTGGTATCCCGGCGACGAGGCACAGACTGCCGATCCGTTCATCGCGGCCAGGATGGGCGCTGCCAGCACACCGGCCTATCGCGGCACGGCGTACGTGGTCTTCGAGGAACTGGCGCTCTCGACGTATGGCAACCGCCTGCCGCAGCTCTCGTTCGAGGTCTTCCGCCCACTCGCCGATCCCGACACCGCCGAGGGGCTGACGCAGGCCGTCACCATGATCCCCGCCTCCGGCGAGTTCACCTACGCGACGCAAGCCATCCGCAAGACCGATGGCGGCGCGACGGTGCCCGAGAACCTGAACGCGCTGGCCGACTCCACCGACATGGTGGAGGCGCTGGACCGGCTGCAGGCCATGGCGCCGAAGGTCGAGAGCGTCAGCCTCGTGGTGGCGTGGTTCGGCGACGACCTGCGCGCGGGCTCCTGCAACGTGCGGCCGGGCGTCGAGGTGTCGGCCAAGTCGACCACGCCCGCCAGCTGGTCGGTGACTGGCGTGAGCCGCGCCAACGCCTTCCTCGTCAGCCGCGACGATCAGGACCGCCCGGTCTATGGCGGCACGCCCTCCGACTTCGCGGTGGTGCAGGCGATCCAGGAGATGAAGGCGCGCGGTCTGCGCGTCACCTTCTATCCGTTCATCCTGATGGACGTCCCGCCAGGCAACACGCTGCCGAACCCGTATTCCGACAACGCCGCCGAGACTGGCCAGCCCGCCTTCCCGTGGCGGGGGCGGATCACCTGCTCGCCCGCAGCGGGGTTCGCCGGGACCGTGGACAAGACCGCCACGGCCGCAAGCCAGGTCGCGGCGCTGTTCGGCGCTGCCACGCCCGCGAGCTTCAGCGTCTCGGGCCAGTCGGTTTCGTGGACGGGCACGCCCGGCGACTGGGGCCTGCGCCGCATGGTGCTGCACTACGCCCATCTCTGCGCGGCGGCGGGCGGGGTCGACGCCTTCCTGATCGGCACCGAGATGCCGGGGCTGACGACGATCCGCTCGGGCGCATCCACCTATCCTGCAGTGCAGGCCTACCGGGACCTGCTTGCGGATGTGCGGTCGATCCTCGGGTCGGGGACGAAGATCGGCTATGCGGCCGACTGGTCGGAGTATTTCGGGCACCAGCCGGGCGACGGCAGCGGCGACGTATTCTTCCACCTCGACCCGCTCTGGGCCGATCCGGAGAGCGATTTCGTCGGGATCGACAACTACATGCCGCTGTCGGACTGGCGGGACGGGTTTGAGCATGCCGACGCGACCGAGGGCTGGCCCGCGATCTACGACCGGGGCTACCTGCAGGGGAACATCGCCGGGGGCGAAGGCTTCGACTGGTTCTATGCCAGCGCCGCCGACCGAAGCGCGCAGGTCCGCACGCCGATCAGCGACGGCGCGGCGGCCAAGCCGTGGGTGTTCCGCTACAAGGATCTGCGGGCCTGGTGGTCGAACCCCCATTACGACCGCCCGGGCGGGGTGGAGAGCGGGACGCCGACGGCGTGGGCGCCGCAGTCGAAGCCGATCTGGTTCACCGAGCTCGGCTGTCCCGCCATCGATCGGGGCACGAACCAGCCGAACGTCTTCTTCGACCCGAAGTCGTCCGAGAGCTTCACGCCGCATTTCTCGCGCGGCTGGCGCGACGACGCGATCCAGCGGGCCTATCTCGAGGCGACGTACCTCTGGTGGGGCACTCCGGCGAACAACCCTCTGTCCTCGGTCTACGGCGGCCGCATGGTGCATCTGCCGGAATGCGCAGCCTGGACCTGGGACGCGCGGCCCTATCCCTTCTTCCCGGCGCTGACCGATGTCTGGACGGACGGGGCGAACTGGCGGCTCGGCCACTGGCTGACGGGGCGGCTGGGCGCGGTGTCGCTGGCGGCGCTCGTGCGGCACCTCTGCCTGCGCGCCGGGCTGCCCGAGTCCCGGATCGACGTCTCCGGGCTCTGGGGCGCGGTCGAGGGCTACGCCATCACGGCGCTCGAAAGCCCGCGCGCCTCCATCACCACGCTGTCGCGCCACTTCGGCTTCGATGCGGTCGAGACCGAAGGCGTGATCCGCTTCATCATGCGCGGTCGGGCCTCAGTGACGACCCTCGCGCCTGACGATCTGGTCGCCGCCCGAGAAGGCGACGTGCTGGAACTGACGCGTGGCCAGGAGACGGAACTGCCGCAGGCGCTGAAATGGCAGATCGCCCGCGCCGACGAGGATTACGACGCGGCCCTCGTCGAGGCGCGGCGCATCACCGTGGACACCACGCGCATCGCCTCCGAGTCCTTCCCCATGGCTGTGCCGCCCGAGGAGGCCGAGCGGCGCTGCCGCCGCGCGCTGATGGAGGCATGGGTGGGGCGCGAGACAGCGGCGTTCCGTCTGCCGCCCTCGCGCCTCGCCCTTGATCCGGCTGACGCGATCCGGCTCGCGCATGACGGGCGGCTGGTCGATCTGCGGCTTGTCTCCATCGCCGACGCCGAGGCGCGCGGGATCGAGGCGGTTCGCCAGGACCGCGCGACCTACGACCTGCCGCCCGGCGATCCCCGCGCGGCGTCGCTGACGCGCGCCGTCGTGTTCGGCGCGCCGGATGCGGTGCTGATGGACCTGCCGCAGCTGACCGAGGACCAGCCCGCGCATCGGCCGTTCGTCGCCGCCCACGCGGTTCCCTGGCCGGGCGAGATTGCGGTGTTCCGCAGCCCGTCGACGGACGGGTTTGAACTGCTGACGACCTTTGGCAGCCGCGCCCGGATCGGGGCGCTGGTCTCCGACTTCTACGCGGGGCCCACGTCTCGCTTCGACCTCGGGAATGCTCTGGTGGTCGACCTGCTGTCCGGTACGCTGGAGAGCGTCACCGATCTCACCCTGTTCGGAGGCGCCAACGCGCTTGCGATCGAGAGCGCGCCCGGCACTTGGGAGATCGTGCAGGCGAGCGCGGCGGAACTGCTGGCGCCGGGTCGGTATCGGCTGACCCGGCTCCTGCGCGGCCAGCGCGGCACGGAAGGCGCCATTAGCAATCCGGCTCCTGCTGGCGCGCGGGTCGTCGTGCTCGACGACAGCCTTGCATCGCTGCCGATCGCCGAGGCCGACGTCGGTATCCCTTGGCACTGGCGCATCGGCCCGGCGAGCCGTCCGGTCAGCGACGAGACCTATGTGGCGCAGGCCTTCACGCCCGTAGGCGTGGGGCTGCGGCCGTTCTCGGTCGCCCATGTGGCGCAGCCATGGCGCACGTCGCGAACACCCGGCGATCTGACGATCCGCTGGACGCGCCGGTCGCGCGCGCTTGCTGCCGACAGCTGGGGAGCGGTCGATGCGCCGCTCGCCGAGGAACTGGAAGCCTACGAGGTCGAGATCCTCGACGGCGCCACGGTGAAGCGCGTGCTGAGCACGGCCACCACCAGCGCCGTCTACACCGCCGCCCAGCAGACCGCCGATTGGGGCGCGCCGCTCGGTCCCAGCGACAGCCTCACCGTCTGCATCTTCCAGCTCTCCGCCCTCCTCGGGCGGGGCGCGCCGAATACCGTCACGCTCTTGTTCTGAAGGCCAACCCATGTCCGACGCCACCACCCATCTCCTGCTGCCCTACATTCTGGCGGCGCAGGCCCAGAAGCACGTCACCCACAACGAGGCGCTGCGGATCCTCGACGGGCTAGTCCATCTCTCGGTCCTCGACCGCGATCTGGCAGCACCCCCAGCGAGCCCCGCCGACGGCGACCGATACATCGTCGGCTCGGGCGCGACGGGCGACTGGGCGGGCTGGGACCTGAACGTCGCGCTCTGGACCGATGGTACCTGGCTGCGCCTTCCGCCGCGGACGGGGTGGCGCGCATGGGTCGAGGACGAAGGACTACTGCTGGTCTACGACGGGTCCATCTGGGTCGGGACCACGCCAAACGCGCTGCAGAACCTCACTCTGCTCGGGCTGGGCACGACGGCGGATGGGTCGAGCCCGTTCTCGGCCAAGCTGAACGCCGCGCTTTGGACGGCGAAGACCGTGGCCGAGGGCGGGACCGGCGATCTGTTCTACACCATGAACAAGGAAGCCGCGGGCGACGATCTCGGGCTGACGCTGCAAACCGGCTTCGTGACCAAGGCGCTGGTGGGGCTCTTCGGCTCTGACAGGTTCCGGCTGGCAGTGTCGGCCGACGGCAGCACCTTCTTCGACGGGCTCAGCGTGGACAACGCCACCGGCATCGTCGACCAACCCCGGCTGCCCCGGTTCAAGGCCTGGACCAACTACGACAACTACGTCGGCGTGGGGACCTGGACGAAGATCGGCCTGAACAACACCGACTACAACGACCAGGGCGCCTTCGACGCCGCCAACAACCACTTCGTCGCGCCCGTGGACGGCACCTACCTCTTTGGCGCGACGTTGCTCTACAAGATCAACGCCAGCACGACCGCGCGAATGAGCGGACGGCTCGTCCTGAACGGCTCCACGGAAATCCGCGGCTCCCTCGGCGAAATCTCCGCCACCCACGTCTCCCTCGCCACCGCGATCTGGCTGCAGACCATGGTGCCGCTCACCGCAGGCGATACCGTCGAACTGCAGGGGTATTTCCGGGTCGCGGATGGGTATTTCGCCGCCGACCACACGTCCTTCTGGGGCTGCAAGATTGGCTGAGCGGCGGAAGGAGGACCCGATGAACCCACCCCGATCCGAGGGCTTCGTGCGCATGCCCGACGCCGAGTTCGAGGCGATCCTGACGCGGGCGGCGGAGGAAGGTGCGAAGCGCGCGCTCGCCGATGTCGGCCTCGACGGCGACGAGGCCGCACTCGACATCCGCGATCTGCGCTCCCTGGTGGACTGCATCCGGCTGGTGCGCCGCACCGCCATGCAGACTGCCGTCCGCATGATCACCACCGGCGTCATGCTGGCGCTGCTCGCGGGCATCGCGATCAAGTTGAAGATCTTCGGCGGCAGTCCTTAGCCGCTCAACACCCCAAACCATCAGCCCAACCGCACCCGCCCTCGAGGCGGGCTTTTTGTTTCGGAGGACCCCATGACCACGACTTTCCACCGCCATTGGCGTGACGTGCCGGAGAACACGTGGCGCTGGCCCAACTTCTCGCCCGCCGAGATCGCCTGCCGGGGCACCGGCAAGCTTCTGATTAACACACCCGCGCTCGACAAGCTGCAGGCGCTGCGCGACCACCTCGGCAAGCCGCTGATCGTCCGATCCGCCTATCGCAGCCCCGAGCACAACCGTGCCGTCGGCGGCGCGACCCGGTCGAAGCACCTCGACGGCGCCGCCTTCGACATCGCCATGGCGAACCACGACCCGGTGGCCTTCGAGGCGGCGGCGCGGGAGGTCGGGTTCCTCGGCTTCGGCTTCTACCCGCGCTCGGGCTTCATCCACGTCGACCTCGGCCCCTTGCGTCAGTGGGGTGAGCGCTTCCCCGTCCGGGAGACGGCCTTCGCCGCGGAAACGCCTCCAGCGCGCGAGGTTCTGGCTGACAGCCGCACCATGAAGGGGGGTGGCGCAGCCGGAGTGGCGACGCTGGGCGCAGCCGGCGTGGAGGTGGCCCAGCAGGTTTTGGCTGAGACGCAATCCGCCATCCTGCCGCTTGTGCCGCATCTCGACACCCTGCGCTGGGTTTTCATCGCCGTCGCTCTCGGGGGGATTGCGGTCACGATCTACGCTCGGCTCGACGACTGGAAGCGGGGGCGGCGATGATCGGCGGGCTCCTCACCGGGATCGCCACGAGCCCATGGATGCGGGCGGCGCTGCGCTACGGAGCCATCGCGCTGGCAGTGCTCCTGTTCCTGTTCGCACTCCGGCGCTCCGGCGAACGCACGGGCCGCCTCGCCGAACGCCTTGAAAGCACGGAGAAGGCCAATGATGTTCAACGCCGGATGCTGGAAGCAGCAGCTCGCCGTCCTCGCGATCGGAACGAGCTTGTTGAGCGGCTGCGCGACGGTCGGTTCTGACGGCAGCGGGACAGTGGCGTGTCCGCCCGTGGTGGAGTACGGCCGACAGTTCCAGGTGCGAGCCGCAGAGGAAGTGGCTCTGCTGCCGGAGGGATCGGCGGTGGCCGAGATGCTGAGCGACTACGGGGTGATGCGAGATCAAGCCAGGGCTTGCGACTGAC